GTCATTCCATATTTTAAGTTGGTCGGCAAATGTTGTACTAATGTATGAATTAATCCTTGATAATATCTTTTCTAATTTTTCGGTTCCAAAAATCCAACCTGTTCTAAATGAATCATCAGGAGCGTTATAATAAGTTTCAGTACCATCAAATTTTTTCAGTAATGCAACTTTATATGTTGGGTCCGATGTTGGTTTGGTTTTACTTACAAAGTAAAATAATTTACCGTCTTGGTTATATCTATCGTAGTGTCCTGAGTCACTAGCAGCAGTACACCATTTTGTACCTGAACCAAAATAACAAGATGATTTATGTGTTTTAGGTGAAACAACAGTCATTTCATCATCTTCATAAACCACATCAGCATCATCAACTGTTTTAATTTCACGTCTTATACGGTTGTCATAATCATCCAACACTTTTTTAAGTGTGCTAATCTTATCATATTGGTTAATATCTTTTAAACTTAAATTTTGGCTAACAGTTGAAAACTTTTCTAACAGTTTTACCACAATGTTTAAATCAGTATTAAAGTTTTTTGGGTTTACCACTTTACCCAAAAAGTTAAGGTATTTGTGTTGACCCGGTAATACGTCTGACTTATCAATAATGGCACGTAATTGTTCTTCAGTAAATTTATTTGAAAACTTCTTTGCAAAATCTTCTTTTCTACCCTCCAATATAATTTGAACTAATGACATTTTTTTATTGATAAATATTCAGTTTTTACTAATATAAAAAATAAGGATAATATTTATAGTAATAAACTCAATTAAATAATACAACTATGGGATGCGGATGCAAAGGTAATCAACCAGCTCAACCACCTGTTCAACAGCCTCAGACTACAAACGAAGCAGTTGCAAATGTGGTTAAAAAAACTGTTGAAAAATACTATCAACAAGTTAAAAAGTAAGTAGTGTTAAAAGAACTTTTCAAGGGAGGATGAAAATCTTCCCTTTTTTTATATTTATAATCAATGGACATTGAACAATTAATTAAGGACGGTGATACCGAAGAATTACAAACAGTTATAAAACGTTATTTTAATAACGACTACGAATTGTTTTTTAAATATGTTATAGACGAAGGTTATATTGAAATGTCAGATGATATTGATGATTCAATATATGATTTATACCCAAAAAATATTATTAAGTATTGGATGGTCAAAAACCCTGAAAAAACAATTGATTATATAATTGACAGACATTTAATTGATGTAAAAAAAGAAGACGGAAAGTATTATATGGAATTATCTGATTTGTCAGATTTAAAATTCTTATTCCGTTCTGATGCCAAAAATTTTGTTGAATCAATTTTGTCAAATGATTACGACCCATATCATTATAGTTTTTCTGATTTTGGAATGGAACTTTCTAATTTAATTGGTGATTTAGACACAAAAAGCAAAATTGAAATGTCCAATTATTTAAGTAAACATGTGGGCCAGTTTGTTGAATATAATGGTGATGATGATACAATATCATCCTATGTTGAGTCTGATGAATCTGGTGATATGTTTAAATTAACACAAGAAAGGTTAGAGGAAATAATGGGTGATGATGATTCTATAGCCAGTTTATTAACTGACTCGCCTGAATTTCATGAGTTAGGATTTTTATTAACAAACGCTTATGGGGATGCGTATTCAACTGCCGAAAGAGACGCATACTATAACAAAACAATGGATGAGTTAAAAGATTTCTTTGAAACGCAAGATTTGGGATATTGGGAAACAAAAGAGGGTTTTACCTATGATAAAGAAGGTAAAAGAATTCCAAGAATGAAAGACATCTATTTTGTTAATATTACAAAGGTTATAAAACAAATGATTATAGATACTGTTGACAACAACATGTCTGATTTCGATGAGTATAACGCTTTTGATAATTTAGGTAGTTTTGAGTGGATATTAAAAGAATATTATGCAGATGAAATTAGACTTAATTTAGATAGAGTTAGTCCTGACTACGGAGATATAGACACATTATTTAATGAATATTTCCGAGACAATATTTAACATTTTAAATTTATCATCTACCATTGTTTCATGTCAAATGAAAATGTAATCTACAACCCATATTACGGGGACAATTTATGTAATCTACTAGCGAATTCAATAGTTGAAAAAATTAAATCCGTTGACCCAAAATTATACGTCAACATATCTGTTACCAACGTAAATAGTTTTTTTATGACCTGTGGTGAAACAGAATACACAGAACCATTAGACATTACCGAAATATTCAATAGTGTCATGGAGAACGTCCCTGAACCCTTAAAAATGATTGTTAAAGTATTTGACTTAATATCATATAATACCAAAAGAGTTTCAAGTACAATTTTATACACAGAACATTTTTCAAAATACAAAAAAACATTATCTGAAAATTTTACAAAGTATTCTGAAATACTCAAACTAAATAAAAAAGAATGTTACACCAATATCAAATGTTTTAATACGGATGTTTATATTGAAACGATTTCAAACGTAAATGAAGTAAAATTACCTAAGGGTTATATAGATTGGAAACCCAACACCAAAGTCTTTACCTCGTTACCAATTTTTGGTAAAGACTTAAACAGTGAAAAATACATTTACATGTTGTTCAGATACATCGCACATACCTTGTTTGAAGCTGGGTTGTGTAATGTTGTAAAACTATCTGTTAATACAAATAATCCTGTGGACCAATTGTATTGGGATAATGTTAACTTTGAAATTGATAGTGAATATTTCTTAACTTCAAAGAAGTGGACTGAAAGTTTAGTTTTGGATATTTTTAACTTTGAGGTTAATAAAGTTATTGAAGATTTAAACTTAGAAGTTTATGACTTTGCCAATGAAATTCTTCACGAGAATGAAAATTACCCTTGGCTTAGAAATGATAAGTTAAATGATATTGTACTGGTTTAAACTCGTTTGGAGTAACCAACAATTTGGTAGAAATCTTTTTTACCATCACAGTAATCCTTAACCAATTGGAGTAATGTTTTAAACATAAATGCCCCTGTGGTTTGTTTTTCACACTTGGTGAATAATTCAATAAAGGCTGTCAATGTTTCAATAGAGTAATATCCGTGTTGATTTAAACTATCATAATCAAAAGTTGGGTAAAACAATAACTCGTAGTTATTCCTTTCATCCACACTATTAAATGGTTCGGTTCTTTCGTAATAATCCAACATTGTCTGAACATATTCCCCAACAATTTTTTTACTGTATTCACACTTAACTAATAGGTCAACAATCCAATGTGTGTGACTTGGTGTACGTAACCTTTGACCTTTTGATTTGTATTTCACAATGAAATCTAAATCAGGGTTTTCACCACGAAATCCCTGATAGATTCCAATTGCCGTTCCATCACCAGTAACATAATACTTTAAAGGATTATGTCTTACGTCTTTTCCTTTTTCTTTATATGACAAGTCCATATTGATTAAAATATTTTAATTTGACTATTTTTCTTATCATAATCTTCAAGTCGTTTTAAAGACATATCAATATATTCTTGATGTATTTCAATTCCTACACAATCTCTATTTAATTTTTTCGCTGATAACAATGTGGTACCTGAACCCAAAAAAGGGTCTAATATCTTGTCCCCAACAAAAGAATAATATTTTACAATTTTATCAGAAAGTTCTTCAGGGTATGGCGCTAAATGTTTTGAGTGTGTTTCAGGATTTATATACCAAACATTACTTCTTTCATAATCATCAGTTACTAATGATTCTTTTAAGATATCTCCAGAATATGAACGGACTATTTTATCTATCAAAAAATTTGCAGGTTTTTGAAATACAAATATTGTTTCTGAAACTAAATTAGGTTTATAAGCAACCGGTTTTCTGTGTTGAAAAAACCCACCATTTCTATTTATAGCAGAACCTTCTGGTTTAACCCATAAAATATCTTCAAGATATTTCCATCCAATTTTTTCCATTATTGAAAAAAAATGAAACGGTATTGGTAGTCTTTTGCTTTCGGAATTTCTATTAATTCTTTGGACTATTACTGGTGATAAATTAACAACGCACATGCGTCCCTCTTTAGTTATTCTGAAAACTTCCAAAAAAACTTTTTCTAAAAAAACTAAATAATCATCATATGTAGGCCATTGTGAATATGATTTAGCGTTATAATATGGTGGTGATGTCCATGTTAAATGAATAGATGAATCAAGTAATTCCTTTAATTTTAATTCACAATCACCTAAAATTATTTCATGTTTCATTAATTAAATTTTCTACTAGTTGGTTTAGTGTTGGAACAATCTCCATTTTCAATACTCTTACGATTATGACAAAGTTTACAATAAGTCCTTACATTGTAAATATCGTTATTATAGTGATTGCCATCTATATGGTCTAAGTCTAAGCACCCAATTTCAAATCCATCCCAACTTTCTTTATTGGGTACAGGACATTTAAAACCTAAATGACCATCAATATTTTCACAATATTTCTTCTTATGAATTGTAATCCCTTCTCTAATTATACCTTTTTTTCTATCGTCTTGACATTTAGAACATTCTGTTTTAAAAGACCAATTAGACCAACTTCTTACAGCAACTTTATTTTTACAACCAACATTCACACATTTAGGTAATTCATTACCCATTTCATAAAATTTGCGTTTTTGGATTTCAGAAATTTTCATAATACAAATATAGTTAAAATATTTAAACAAACAAAAAACCCCAAGATTTTTCTTGGGGTTCATATAATTCAGTTACCTTACCCGTTAATAAAGTTCTTGACTTTTTCTAACGCTTCTTCCAACTCTTGGAAATCTCTATCGGGTGCCATTGCTGAATGTTCAACCAATTTACCATCTTTAAGTTTCACACCTAAAAGTGCTGGTACATAATCATTTTCAACAATCTTTTGAAATTCTTCGTACTCTTCTTCGTACTCGTCAATATCTCTTACTTCATAATCAATGCCACTCTCATCAAGAAGTTTTTTCATGTCTTGACAATGAGGACATCCCTCCATAGTAAAAAGATATAATTTAGTTATCATAATACTTGTGCCGCTTCAATAAGAGCTTGTTCACTCATCATACCTGTTTGTGTTCTTGTGTTTTGTCCACCTGAATAAAATTTAAGGGTTGGAACCGCTCTTACACCAAGTGAACTTACAAGTTCTGAATCGCTCTCAATGTTGAATTTATAGACACTAACGTCTGAGTTTGATTCTTTTAGTTTACTTGAAACTTTTTCAAGAATCGGTGATAATACCTTACATGGTCCACACCATGATGCATACAAATCCAAGATGAATTTTTCATTGGATTGTAATTTTTCTTTTAGTTGTTCTGTTGTTAATTCCATTACTTAATTATTATTCTTCAAATTTAATTTTATACTTTCTCATTGTATTTGCCGCTAACGTAACCGAATCTTTTCTGGTTGCATCATATAAAAAATATAACTCAAAACTATCAACACTTCTATTCAAAAAAATGTCATAGTCAGTTGTGTTGTAATACAACTCAAATTGAGTCCCTTCACTAGTAACTCTTTCAAATACAGGTTTGGCTTTAGATTCTTTTACCAAATCAACGGATACAAATCCATAATCCCATATTGATGCAATAGGATTTGTATGTAAATGTTTATACAAATCCAATATGTGTAAAGGGACCCCTATGTTATTATCCTTGTCCACGTGATTTCTTCACATAATTCACTGATTTTTTATGGTTAGAAGTTTTTGTTTTAGCGTGAACGCCAGGACGAGAGATTTTTGCTTTTTCTTTGTACTTAGCAGAAAAGTTTGAGCTTGATTTTACGGGTTTCTTTGCCATTGTCTTATATAATTATCTATTGTTTTGTTTCACAAAGTTAATACTTAAAAATTCTTATTGTTAATATATTGTGTTTTCATAAACATTTCAAATGTTTCAGAGTTCAAGGCTTTATTAACTTGTCCGTCCAAAATTTCCATAATATGATTCCAAGATTCAGGAAGTGATTTATTAAATTTACCCAAATATTGAACTCTTGTTATATTCAACTTTTTCTTTGATGGGTCATAGTTTAACATATATTCAATTGTTCCTCTTTCCACCCCATTTGCATTTCTTAAAGAAACTATAACACTTGGACATTTATCAATATATGTTCTTACACAGTTATTTTGATATGCGCTTTCCTCATTATATTCATCAGAAGAACGTAATAACACTGGTTGGTATTCAATACCACTGAAATCATATATTGATTGTTCTACGTTGTCCACAAACCCATCATTATAATTTCTTACATGGTACCCTTGTTTATATGTTGATATTAAAACGGACCAATTAGCATGTTCGGTTACAAAATCATCAATTGTTTTAGCGTTTAGTGAAACTTGTTCACCGTATGTTTTTAATTGGTTGTAATACATTATATGGTCGTTCAATGTATTTTGATTAATATCACCATTTAATTGCCATTTGAAGTATGTAAATATTTTTTCTTTTTCACTTTTGGTGAAGTCATCAGGAAAATTATACATACAGTTGTTACTTGGTTGATTTAATAAATCTAATATAATTTTATTTTGATAAACTTTATCATAACCAAAATATTTTATCGTATACCTAAGAGAGTGGATATTTGTATGATTACACACATGCAAATTTTTCTTAATTTCATTACCACTAATACCGTGATGTGACATGAAGGCATCAATAAATTTTAAGTTATGTTTTTTTAAAACGTTGAATTTTGGTAAATGTTCTAAGTATTGTACATCAATAAACGCATTAAAATTATTAGGTAATTTGACACCTTTTTTAAGTAAGGAATACCTAACTAAACTTTTAGCTAATTCAATATTATTCATATCATAGTTTATTTCAGGAAAATTATGAAATCCCAATGCGTATGAAAATTCTGATAATAAATTTCTTTTTATTGTACCATCATGAAGATTGTTTTTATATGGTGATGTAATCATTGAGAGTTGTTCTGAAATCATCCCAAGATAATTACATGGATTCTTTCTTATTACCTTTGTAAACTTTCTTTTGTTTTGATAATTTAAAATGTGACCAACATAAAAATCGCCAGTCCTTCTATTAACTGTTAAAAAATAACAATTTTTTATTTTACCAAAAAACCTAATACCAACTCTTCTATGGTAAACTGAAATAAATAATTTCAAAGATAGTTTATCACCACTTTCCTCTAAAACAATCATTTTATTTCTTTGGGTGACGGCACACATTAAATTTGAATAGTTTTCTAAAAAACTTTCTTCATCGTGATGTGATTCCCCTGAAAGTTCAAAAATACCTTTTCGTATTTTTGATTTATCATAACCCCTATAGTTTTCAAAAACAAGATGGTCCTGATAAAGATGAGTTTCATAACTTTTAAATTCCTGTTTAAAAATTTCTTTTTTTTCCATTAGTTTAAGAATATATCACCGTAAGGTCCTTTTAAGATAAAATTTTCAACTTTTTCTTCAACCCTGTCTTTGGTAAGGATTAACATAATATCAATTAATTGTTTTTTGGTCAACTCTAAATCCTCACCTTTGTCATAGTTTTCTATAACCGTACCCTCAACCAATTCAAAAAACATATCCTTATCACCATCACCAATTAAATTAATTAGGTCATTTGGGTTGTTATTAAAAAATGATTTAAAGTTGGACAAATATATTTGAACATCAACATTCATACTACAAAGGTAAACAAAAAAAAGGGTTAATCAAAAGATTAACCCCAAATTCTCAATTTCACTTTCAAATCCTCAGGAAGTTTTAAGCTATCACATCCTTTGAAGTTCACCAATTTAAGATTTGGTAAATCTTTCAAACATTCAGGAATTGATTTAAGATTCTTGTTGTTTGGAAGTGACAAGTATCTTAATTTCTTACAGTCACATATTTCAGATGGTAATTCACTAATCAATCCATCAATGTGAAGTCCTTCAAGGTTTGTTAATCTACCGATTGTTTTTGGTAATGGGAAACCTTGTGAACCTGAATTTCCACCTGAGAAATCCATTTTTGTAATAGTATCAGGCAATGATTCAAAGAACTCATCAAATCCATATAACGCAATGAATTGTGCTGCTGGGCTTCTTGGGAATTCAACATCAACCGATGTTCCTCCTTTACCTGAACTCTTGGTCATATTTTCCATAAACTGAGGTTTGAAGTATTCTTTTACTTCTTTGTCAGTTTGATTTAAAAACTCAACTAAGTTGATTGAACGGTCATCCTTGTCCATGAATTGAGAACTTTGGAAATGGAATTGCCATCTATTTGTTGGTAATCCAGTATCTTTAGATGGTTCAGAGTTTTTGTCGTAAATCTGGTACAATGGACCGTCTTTGATATATCTTTCAAAATAAGACAAACCTGGTGCTGATGTGCACCATCTTGTTTCTTTATTTTGACCACCGTAGAAACAAGCCGCTTCTTTACCCAATTCATCTGTTCTTGTAATTTTTGTAATTACATAGTTTGGTGTTTCAACTTCAAATGAACCACCAGGATGTGAATATTTAGCATCTTTTCTTTCTGCTTTAGTTGTTGTCGCTTTTTCTAATGAAAAATCTTTAACCAAATCATAAAGTTCGTCTGAGGTCAATTTATTAATATCTCTTTTGTCAACAGGTAATTGATTCTTGAATCTTTCAAATTTAATTAAATCATCTTTAACCTTATATAAATCCTCAAAAAATAAATCAATTCTTCCTTGTGATTCTCCTGTAATATTTTTACCAACACCTTCAGGACGTAATCTTTTAATTTGATTAATCATCCATTGAACATATCCACCAGTCTTTTTAACTTGGTTAAAATTTTCAGGATTTTCCTCAACTCTTGATGTTGGGTCATTGGCAATTAATATCAATAACTCATTAGGTGTCAAAACAGGTCTAATTTTTTTACCTGTTTTTTTATCAACTGTTGGCTCAGTAAACTTCTTCAAGAAGAGTTCTGAACGAACATCTTCATTGATGATAGTTTTTAACATTTCTGTGAATTTCATAATTTAGAATATCTTTTAAAATAAATATCTTAATAAGTAGAAAATTAATAGTTCATAATCAATAATTCTTGTCCCATATTTTGTGTTACACCTTTTTTTGCAGAAGCCGCCTTAGCAAACTCTTTCATTTTCCAAGTGTATTCTGATTCAGGAAACCATGTGTGTAACAATTCAAAGTCATAATATGACAACGAAAACTTACCTTTAACATCATGTAATACTTTTGCCAACCTTTCGTGGTCTTCACGGTCAAAGTCATGATTAGAATAATAGTTTTCAGTTTTCCAATACGGTGGGTCCAAATAAATGTAAGTAGATTCAGAGTCATACTTTTTAATAACATCAGCAAAGTCCATATTTTCAACTTTTGTTATTTTGTTGAAGTGTTCAACCCAATCAGGTTTACTTAACTTGTCCCTAAATGTCAAAAACTTTGATTTGTAATTACCTTTCAAGTCAATAAACCCAGATGATTCAGGTTTTGAACCGCTAAAGATTGATGTAAGAATGTATGCGTATTTTGCGGCAACTTCATAATCAGGATAATTTACTGTAAATCCAGATGCGTACAATTCTTTTTGGAATGTATCAAATTGTTCTTTGTAAATTAATGGCGTTACGCTTTCACCACGTTGTTGACATGGTATGTTGTTTACAGCTTTTAATAGTTCTGAAGGGTTCTGAATACATCTAAATAGATTGTAATTTAGAGGATTAAAGTCGTTATAAACAACTTCTTTTAAATTTGGAAATTTTTTTAAATCCATATTAAAAAAACACCAAAACATTCCACCAAATGTTTCTACGTATGTTTCCATGTCTTTTGGATAAAATTCATTTATCCATTTTCCTATTCTACTTTTACCACCAATATAACTTAATGCCATAACTTATTTTTTTCTATATTTTTGTTTATTTTTTATTGTTTCAATTACTTCGTCAAATATAAGTCTTTTTCTTTGAAGAAAAAAGTTTGAGTCAAAATAAAATCCGTAATATATATTTTCAATGTCTTTCATTCCTGACCATCCAATAAATTTATATTCTTTATTTTTTGGTCCGTATAATTTGTTAATGTTTGTACCAAACAATAAATTCATTCTTTCATTAATGTTGTTTAACATATCCAAAGACCCTCCAACAATTTTTAAATCACCTCTTTGTGAACCATCTCTTTTGTCGGTATTAATTCTTATGCATCCATCACCATCAAAATAACCCCTTAAAAAATGTCTTTCAAATTTTTCATTAATTTGAGGATATTTTACAGAAAATGTTTTATTTTGTAATACACCCAATTTTTCTAAATCATTAATTATTTTTTTTCCAGACATAAAAACTTCACAAGTTTCTCTTTTTTTGTTTTTCCAAACATTCATTTCACCGTCAATGGATTTAATAAATTTCTCTAAGATACCAACATCTTTACTATGTAATTTTAAAGTTAATTGATATCGGTGTTTTCTTGGGTCGTTGGTTACGCACCCATCCGCAAATATAAATCCCAAAAAGTAAGCTTTTTCTTCACTGTCTATTGTTTCAAAATAATTTTCATTATATATTTTCTTTTTCATAATGTTTTTTAACTAAATTTTGAATAAACTTAGAAACACTAATTTCTTCGTTTTTCATCTTATCAAACAGATGTCGGTCAATACTAATTCCGTATTTTACTTTTTTATCTTTTTCGTCTTTATAAGGTTTTCTTTTTGTTGTCATGTATAATATAAATATCAGAAAAGTGCGTTAAAATGTAAATAATATTTACTGATATTTTTATTTTAATATACTTATGATTATGTCAGAATGTAAGCAATGTAAAAAGAAACCGTTAACTCGTTATAATACTTTTGTAACGGTTATTTCAGTTTATCTACTAATAACATCTGTGTTAGGTACAATTGAACTATATAAGTTCATCTTATCACTTTTTTAATATACTCAAGATTTTTTCTTTTTGTTCTTCAGTAATTTTACTCAATGAACGATTCACATGTATTTTGACTATCAAATCACCCCTTCCTTCATTGATATAATATCCTTTACCTTTAATTCTCAATGGTTTTTCAGTTGTTAAAGTATCAACAGGTACCTTAATCATTAACTCACCTTCAGGGTGTGGTATTTTAAAACTATTTTCAGTTATAAAATCTTCTGGTGATACTCTTATGTTAGCATATAAGTCAGCGCCAATTTTCTCAAAATTTTCATCAGGGTTTAATCTGATTTGAATTACCAAATCACCAACCCCAACACTATTTTGATAATCACCGGCATTTGGAACCCTCAAGAAATCACCATTGTCTAATGAACGTGGTATATTAATATCTATGGATGCAAATGTTGGTTTGTGACCATTGCCATTGCACGTAAAACACGTTTCAATCAATACTGAACCCTGACCCTTACAAGATGGACAATCGTGGGTCTGAACGTGTATCTGACCACCAAAATTAAACTGTTGTTGAACAACACCCCTTCCTTGACAAGTCATACATTGTTCACGTTTTCCACCATTACCACTACAAACGCTACATTGTTCTTTTTTGTGGTAATTAATCTTTTTGTTTGACCCCAACATTGATTCAGAGGGTGTTACATGTACGTTCAATACTTTGTCAGGAGCTCTTTGTCTTCTCCTTTGTTGAAATGGATTAAATCCACCGTTAAACATTGAAAACAAGTCATCCATACCTCCACCACCTGAACCATTAAACATACCGCCAAATGGGTTGTTTTTTTTATTATCATATTCTTGTCTTTTTGATTCAGTACCAATTGTGTCATACGCTTCAGCTATTTCCTTAAACCTATCAGCACCTTCAGGGTTTACATCTGGGTGGAATTGCTTACTTAATTTCCTATAGGCTTTCTTTATTTCCTCTTGGGAAGCTTTTTCATTAACACCTAATATTGAGTAGAAATCTTTCATGAATTACATTGTTGTATTGTTTAAGAATAAGAAAAGAAAAAAAATCATCAAATCTTTTGTTAGAAAAAATGTTGCGGAATTGTATTTTAAGAAAATTTGTGAGCAATCTGACCAAGTAAAGTTTAATGTTGAGGTTGAAAACTCATTGGATGTAACGTATGAAGTTGGTTTATTATCTAAAACTATTGATACCCAATTTCAATTATTCTCTCAAGATGATATTGGTAGAAATGTTAGGGTAAACCTTGATGATTCTGATTTACAGATAATTAAAATTCACAAATATAGAATACCTGAAAAATTACAGGATTGGTCAACAAATAAAAGAATTACATATGATGAATTCTTTAAAAAACATTTTACCAACAAAGATTTAAAGAATGTTTTTACCGTTAATAATAAAATTGTCATTCAAAAAGACGATGATACATCAATATATTCATTGAAAAATGTTGATGAGTCACAAAGGTTATTAATGTTATTACAGGATGAATTTATTAGGTTAAAAAGGGCAGACGCAATATTTGTTAAAGACATGGATACTATACAAAGAAAGTATCTGTATGAACATTTGGAAAAATTGGGTATAGATAAAAAAAGATTGTATAGACAATCTACTACTTTTTCAGAACGAAAGTAAAATCAACGTCTGAAATCGAAATAACAATTTCATTATTTCCTTTGTCAATTTCCCTAAAATTAGTTTGTAATTTTCTAAATTTTTCTTCAGGTAATTCCACTATAATCTTGCTGTGTCCTGAAATAAATGTATTTTCAATTGATTCTGTTAGTTCAGCCAACTGTGTTAACCAATCCCTAGAGTTTTCTTTATTCTCTTCCATAACGAAATGTCTGTTGGTTCAATATCAATTGTATTTTTAATATCTTCTTTATTAATAGTTTTTAAGCTTTTAACAAAATTTTCTTTTTGTAATTGGATTTCATTTTGGTCCTGAAGTTTTGACTTGTCATACCAATCCAATAATTTATCAAGATATGGATTCTTGTTCTGATTCGAGTTTTGGGATGTCATCTACGTCAAATTTTAAATTTTTCAAATCTTCCAATCCACCTTTTTCAAATAAAGTTTTTAATTCATTAACCTTTTCTTTGAAAAGTCTTTCTTTTTCCTCTTTCTCCTTATTGTAATTAATAACTGTTTCAATATTATTGATTGTTTCAGATATTGATTCTTCGTTTATTTCAGAAACAAACGAAATGTTTTTACTTTTATCGTCAGATTTATTGAATACTGTTTTGGTTTCATCAACCTGACTTTTTAATACCGCCCAACTCGCAGGAAATACCATATCAAAACTTAAATAAGTTTTAAGTTTTCTTATCGATGCACAATAATCAACAATGTTTTCAATTTCTTTGTATAAACTCATAGTCCAAAAACAATATAAGTAATTAAATACGACAATGTCAAACCATAGTATGTAAGTTCCCCCAAACTCATCTCCATTTTAGTGAATGAGATGAGAGAACTTACAAATCTAATAGATAATCTGAGTAAACTCAGAATTGAGAATACAAATACAAATGTTGCAATATAATATAAAATATTATTCACCATCTTTCTTTGAATCCAAAATTTCAGCTCTTAGTGCTTGTGCTAATGCTTTCAACTCTTGACAAGTTTTTCTTGCTCTTGTTCCCGCTGATTTGTTTCCTGCGTAAAATTTGTTAGTATCAACTGACAATGTTTCAACAAGAACTTTGATTTTTTCTAATGTTTCCATCTTTATAATTGTTTTTTAATTTATTTTTTATTTTAGATAATTTTAATTTTATTATGCTGGTAGTAAAGAGAATAAAGAAAAATTAAACTTCTAAACTTTTTTCTAATAGTTTGTACAACTCAGTAAACATCTCAATATCAGATTTTGAATGTTGATTTTTTCTCGAGAATATTGATGTAAAAAAATCATTTAAAGAATTTTTGACAACTTCTTGGTCTTGGTTATAAAATACATCCATAAAAAAACTTTTGAAGTATTCATAACTCTCGTCAGTTTTAACAAAGAATATGTTTTCTTTTGAAAAGTTTTCAACTGTTTTATTCCAACACCAAATGAAATGTGATTCTTTATCTTCTAAAGTTAATCCAATATTGGTTTCTTTATTGTCATTGGATGTATCACCTAAATAAGTGTCTTGAACCAAGTTAAGTAATGAGAAACAAAAATCTCTGAATAAATCACTTAATTCAGGAATAATATTGTTTGCTTTATACCAAGCATCAATTTCTTCGTAGTTCATCGGTTTAGCTAGCCAATTAAAAAATTGGTCCATATTATACTTCTTCATTATAAAGAAATATACCTATGGACCAAATAAAGAAAAGATTAAATTTTTTATTGAGTTTTTCTGTTGTAATCAATAAGATTTTTCATTTTTTCCATATCACTGATTACTTTTTTGTTTTCAACTGACTCTTCAAGCTTGTTAAAAATTTGTTGTGTTGCTTTCAACGATTTCAAATTACCGTTTGATTTTTCACTACCAGCAATGTCAACAGGTGCTGGTTGTCTCTTATAAGATGCGTTCATTTGTTCTGCACCATATAAATTTTCTTTATAATTCTTGTAGAATTTTTCACCTACTTCACTTGGTACTACATTACCTAAAGCGTTACCGTCTTCATCAACTTGTGCGTTACCAGTAGTTGAGTGACCTTTTAAGTACTTTTCAATTTTAGTATCATCAGGTTTGATTTCATCAAATACTAAATTTGTTTGACCAGGATACGCGAAAGCATCTATATATTCATCTACAGCGTTCGATGCGTCATAAGCATTTTTCTTGTCATCAGAAACTTCTTTACCAAAATCTTCTCTTGACATAATTTTATTACCTTTAGGAAATGACTGTGGGTTTTCTTCATATTCAGTACCCATGTTTTTCATGTAATCCTTCATTTTAGCCGCTACTTGTTTCATAGCATCTGTATTTTCTTTCTTAGTTGTATTCATTGCGGTTTTAAACCCTTTGTCTACAACTTTTTCAGCTTCAACTAATCTTTCAATAAAGTTAATTAATTCAGATTCTGTAAAAACAACTTTTTCTTTAGTATTTTTATTTTTACTTTCTTTTACTTGATATGTTTTTCCGTCAACTTCAAAAGAACTTTTACCATCTTTTTTAGCATTTGCTAAAGCTCCTGAAAATGCGTTACCTTCCCCCACTTCGTTTTCACCCATTTCATTTTTTCTTGTTTTTACCTTAAATGGTTTACCTGTCATTTCTCTATATTTGTTAAACATTGTTTCACCATTTCTTTTATTAAACCAAGATTGTTTATCGCCATATTTGTCATATAATTGCTGAAAAGTATCAAATTCTTCAGTATCAAAATCATCACCACCTATACCATAGATATCTCCACTTCTAACCGGTCTGTCTTTTTCGTCACGGTATTCATCACCTTTAAAATCTTTTCTTTTAGGGTCACCAAATGAACCATACATAGCTTCACCAATTTCATTTTTTCTTGTTTTTACCTTAAATGGTTTACCTGTCATTTCTCTATATTTGTTAAACATTGTTTCACCATCTCTTTTATTAAACCAAGATTGTTTATCACCATATTTGTCATATAATTGTTTAAAAGTATCAAATTCTTCAGTATCAAAATCATCACCACCTATACCATAGATATCTCCACTTCTAACTGGTCTGTCTTTTTCGTCACGGTATTCATCACCTTTAAAATCTTTTCTTTTAGGGTCACCAAATGAACCATACATACCTTCTTCAATTTCCATATCTTCTGAGTCTCTGTTGTCAAATCTACCCTGACCAGGTCCAACATAGTGCCAACCCCTAATATCGTCATAGTCATATCCTAAATTTCCTAAATATGGGTTTTCTTTTCTGTCTTTTTCACGAGCAACTTCAGGGTCTTCTTTTTTACCAAACATTTTCTTGAATATGTTTTCTTCACCCATTTCACCTGAAACAATCTCACCGTATTCAAACCCAGCTGGTGTTCTATCTTTATCTGACATCTTATCTCTTAATTTCTTAAATATATCTTTTTTAGATATAACTGTTTCAGCAGCAGAATCGTCATCCATATCAGTAATATCAATGAAAGTATCTTCATCTTCCTTGATAATCTTCTTAAGTAAATTTAAAATTTTGTTTTCCATGTTAATTTATTTCTATATAAATAGTTTAATCCTTGAAAATAGTTTCTTCAATCTCGTGTAAAAGTATTGCTCTTACAATATTTTCATGAATATTTTTATTTTTTGCAACGTTTTTAATTGCTTCCGTTAAATTATTGTCTTCCCACATTTTCAAAGCTTTAATATCACCCTGATTACAATATGGGAAATTCTTACATTTCTTTTTAACCCTAACAAATTTTCCACCTTTGTATAATGGTTTTGCACCACCTCTCCAATTCTTACTGTTTTTAGCTAAAAAAGAAGCACCAACATATGAACCTGATGACGCCGAACCAGTTGCTTCTTTGAATTCACCTTTTTCAATTTCGGTGTCTTCTTCTTTCATATGTTTCTTTTTACCTTGACAATGAGCTTTTTGACTGAATCCTTTTGGGTTATTACAATTAATACTTTTTTTATACTTTTCAGACCATTTTTCGTCTAATTCTTTTTCTTCTTCAACAGGTCCACCTTTTGCTTGAATTTTCTTTGGTGCCTCATCAGCCCACATAGACATTTTAGGTCCCGATAATGGTCCTTCATAACCCCCACCACCAGTACTTGTAGTCTCTTTAGTCTCAATTTTACTATACAAGTCCCTAACTTGTTTTTTAGCTTCAGGTGATGTTAATTGTGCACCTACCTTTTGTAAACTATCTTGAAATTGTTTTGTTACAATATTCATATTAAACTTATTTAATGACTGCAAAAATAACACCTATTGTACCAATAGCAATTCCACCCCACTTAAGGTTTCTTTGTTTAATGTACGCTCGTTTGTATTCTTCAGCAATTGATTCTTTTAATTTAACAGTTTCAATATATTTTTTTTCACTGTCAATATAAAGGTTTATTGTTTCGTTGTTGTTACTAATGATTGAATCTTTCAATACTAATTGTTGACTCATAATTGAAACTGAATCTCTAACAATTTTTATTTCTTCATAACAATTATTTCTTTGTTGTAGTACCAATAAAGCATTTCTCAATGTTGATACAGGAACTATACAACTATCTTTACTTAAGTTCGGCGAACTCTTTTGCGAATAAATCGGCGACATCATTGTCAGAAAGACTGTTAAGATGAGCAATATCTTTTTCATGTTGTTCTTTTAATTTTTTTGTTTTTTGGTTTAAATCACCAAGTTTATTATTAAGTTGTAAATTTTTGTCGTGAAGTTTTTTAGTCTCTTCTGCAATACTATCAACCATTAATTTATTTTTTCCAATCAGAAGATTTAATGAATCACATTGTTTTTCCAAATCATTGACTTTAGATAAATTAACAGGTTTAGGTTGGGTCATAATGATATAACCAATGAATAACAATACCACAACAATTTCAATAATTGTTCTTTTCATATTAATTTTCCTTTACTGATGTTTTCTTTCTTCCGGCAATTACCTTAGCCCATTTAGATTTGAACTTCTCATAATATCCTGTTAGTTTACTAATAGTATCCATAAACTTCTCGTCGAGTTTTAATTGGTTACCATTAATATATACACCATTTTGTTCACCAATTGTCATAAAAAATTCAATATCGTGGTCAATAATTTTACCACTCCATTCTACAGAATTTTTATACAAGTTTAAAGGACCAAAATCTGTCAAATCAGATACTTCAGAAACAAATTCGTCCATTGTCTCTTGGAATGTTGTTTTATCATCAGTAGTGATTGATGTTTCAGTAGCGTTTGTACCATGAATAACTAAGATACCACCTGAAACTCTATACTTTTTGTATTGGTCTTTTGGTGTTTTTTGTTCATCTTGGTCAATTTTTTCTTCAATATCAGCACCGATATTTGGTGCACCTATTGGTTGTTCTGTTAGTAATCTTGACCTTTTCAAAAGGTCTTTAATTTCGTCGTATTGATTATTGTTCATCATTAAAGTTTTCTAATAAATATACGAAGTTGAAAGCTGGCGACAAATCTGTGTAATCTTCTGACAAATTACTTCTATTAATTATTCCGTTGAATTTTTCAACCCCGTTTAATTTGGTATTATGACCTATAAATTTTTTTGGTATTTTGAATTCTTCACATAATGTAGTACACAATTTAACCAAACTTTGTAATTGTTCTTCACTGTATTTGTCCCAAAAATATTTGTTTCTCCATTTTCTTTCATGAACATCTGTAACTTTGTTTCCCAACCAATTTGAATAAGTTGTTGATAGTAAATTTTTATTTACCCAACCTAAGTTTTCTAAACAAATAACAATTGATTTATCACCAAGTTTTTTATCTTCTAAAAACTCTGAGGATTTTTCAGGTGATAATGTCTCAACAACTGAACCATCCTTTAATATAACATAATTGGGAAGTCGGTCATACTTCCCATTATTTCTAAAATCTAGTGACGTTAAATAATCTTTTCCCACCCTTGATGTGTGGCTTAAAATTATTAATTTTTTCTTTTTTGATTCAGTCATTCTTCGTATAAACTAATCTGTTTATTTGTGGTTCAATAACAGGTTCGTCATCTACAAAGTATAATTGTTCTGATGGTGTAGGTGTAGGAGGTATAACTTCATTTACAGTATCATTTACAGTATCATTTACAGTATCAGTTACTGGTTCATTAATTTCAGTCTTTTGATTGTATTTTTTTTCGAATAACTCTTGTAATTTATTCAAATCATCTTGAGTTGGTATGTATGGTTGATATTTTTCAACAATTTCTTTTTCTTTTTTACCAGCTTCTTTAGATATCTCATCAATAATTTCATCGGTAACTTCGACCATTGGTATAGTTTCAATTTTTGTTTGTTCAGAATACTTAACCAACATGTGTGCAAATGTTAAGGATATTAATGGTAACATTCCACCTGAAATTAAAGCTAACCATCTTTTTTGTGCTAACATGTCTGTAATGTCAACTCCAAATGTTTCGAGTAACGGACCCGATAATTCGACCCATTGTTTAAATAAATCACTTGTCTGATTAATAAATGAATAAGCAAAAAATACGTTACCAACAAACTGAATAAAAGTTACAATCAAAAATGGAACATAGACAAATCTACCCATGTTCGCTGAAATACCAGCAAGTGCTCCAAGAGCGGCAATTTCAATTGCTACGGACAAATAAATTGCCCAAGAAAAAGGGTTAGTTAAACCATAAAAAGTTGTTACGTGACTAATGGAAACAAAGGCAACTAATAAAATAGGAATTGTAAATGACGTAGCAATAATTCCTTTTAGATTTTCTCTAACCCAATTCTTCAAGTTCTTCATTATTTTTTATCTTCTTCGTTTTTATAGTGATTAATCGGAACGTGTTCCTTGTCACTAAGTTCTTCAATTTCAAGAGTTTTCCAATTAGGTGTTGTCTTGATAATTTCTTTCATCTTTTGTTCTGTAACAATTTTTGAGTTAATAGAATCAACTTGTTTTTTTAATCTTGAAACTTCAGAACCTGTTCCACAAGTACGGAATAATACCAGTACTAAAACGACCAAAAGAATCCACTCTAAATTTTCTTTAATCTTTTTCATAATGTTTTTTTATTAATAAATACCAAATTTTTATAAATAGTCAAATAATGTTGAACACTCATTACGTAATTTACGTAACGCTTTTTCTTTAATTTGACGAACTCTTTCCTTAGTCAATTTAAAATCATTACCGATGTCTTCAAGTGTTCTTGGAGTTCCAGTTAGTCCAAAATAGTCCTCAACAATAATTCTTTCACGTTCATCCAAGATGCTCAAAATGGAAAGTAGTTTTTCTTTTAACATTTCCTCAGTATTCAACCCTTCGTCAGGCATTGAAGCGTTTTGGTTAATAATCATATCCAAAAGTGTATCACCATCTTCATTAATTGTTTGTTGCAAATTAATTGTAGTTGGGAGTGTGGCTAATCTACTGTCGAGTTCCGAAATACCTTTATCGACTTCTTTCTTTGCCCTGTGTAGCTCTTGAACCACATTTACAGGAAGACGAATTGTTCGTGCGTTTTCATTAAGGGATTGTAAGATTGATTGTTTAACCCACCAAACAGCGTATGAAATAAAACGTAATTTTTTAGTCCAATCGAAGTTTTGAATGGCTTTTATTAATCCTAAGTTCCCTTCAGCAATCAAATCTGAAAGGTCTAATCCTTGATTTTGGTATTGTTTAGCAACTGTAATTACAAAACGTAAATTACCTTCGAGTAATTCTTTGTGAATCTGTTGTTTTTGACGCTCAGTACAATTTATATCTAAAATCAAATCTGACAGTTGACGTTCACGGTCAGGTGTCATTACTTTTAGTTTACGAATGTCCTTAAGGTATGATGAAATTTCTTCTTGGTTAATAGAACCTGTGTTCTTAGTTGTTTGGTGGTTTTTAGATAGCTCTGGAGTAGTCATAAAGTAGTTCTTTTTCTTGGTTTGTTAGTTTGTCGATTCCGACTGTTTTTATTTTGTCTAATAGTTCGTCTAATGTTGGCACGTTTGCCTGTTCATATATATCATCAGGTTCATTTTTGGAACCAAACAAGTTGGTCAAAACATGTTCCATGACTTCAGATATGTGTTTTATGTCAGTATTTTCGGACAATTTGTCAGTTTTTAGCGTGTTTTCATTATCTAAATCCATTAAGTCATCTTCAATGTCTTTAGGTAACGATACTAATATATTTTTATTGTGTGGTAATAAAATATAATTGTCAATTATATCTTCTAACACAATTTTACAGAACTCTTTGATATCCTTTGGTGTCTCTTCTGTTTCGAAATGTGAAATCACATATTCATCTGTAAAATGAAACTTCATAAAATTTGAACATAAAACAGGTTCAAATTGTCCTAAAATTTGTTCTAATAGAAAGTTATTGTTTTTAAAATCACCGAACAACAACAGGAAATACTTTGTACCTACAACTTCTCTTTTTTTATTTGACATATATTTATATTTTATGAAACAGATTATTATTACTGAAAATCAATTAGCAAATATAGCTAAAAAACTTAATAAAACCAAAAAAAATATTAAGGAAGGAAACGATATGAATGTTTCTAACTATATGTTTTTTGGTAACATTGAACAGATGCATAGACAATTAGGATTGTTATTAGAATTAGACCCACAAATGGTTGACTCTATTATACAAGACGGACATGATTGGGCTGATGACCACATTTCCGAAGCGAAAACAAATATAGACCAAGTATTTGATTTTATGATGAATAAAATTGATTAAAATTATTGAGGACTAAATCCTCCGATTACCAAGAAATAAAAAGACCTCCTATTAATCATAGGAGGTTTTTTGTTTTCTTGAATATACTTTTTTGGATTTTACAACCCTCACAACATTTTTTCTACGAACAATTTGTGCGATGTGTCCGTCTGATAAACCCTGTTTCCAATCTTTCTTTTCCATAACAATACAAAGATACTACTAAATACGCAATTAACCAAACTAATTACTGTATTACCTTTGAAATATTATCTTCTTTTTTAATCTTAACTACGTTGTCCGACCAATTTGATACCAATGGGTTGTGGGTAATTACAAACACTTTTTCAAAGTAATCCTTAATCTTAGTAAAAAATTCCCCTACCATGTCAAGGTTTTCATTCGATACCTTACCAAACACCTCGTCAAATACAACTATGTTTGGTTTAGGTAGTGAACATACTTTACTTAAAACCGCTCTTAGTGCCAATGAGGCGATTGTCCTTTCAAAACCTGAACCACTTGCCATTAGTTTTTCAACACCTGTCCCATTGTCAACCATCACAAATTCAACTTCATTCTTGTCATTAATTCTAACTTCAAGTTTAAAGAACGCACTATCTTGTAACAATCTTTGTAACTCATCGTTAATCAATGGTGTCATGGTTTTCATAATCATTTTTGAAATACCGTTCTTACCAAAGATTTCCAAGTAGGTTTTATAAATCTTTTCTTTTTCGAACTCGGATGCAATTTGTGTTATGATACCTTGTTTGTTTTTGATATCACGTTCACAATTCTGAATCATCGTTTTGTTGGAAGATATTTTAGATGTGTGAGATGTTTTTTCACGTTCAATTTCTTCTATGCGAAGATTAGCTTTAATGATTTGTTCTTCAATGCTCTTGTTCTTTTCAATCTTTGTTTGAACTTGGTGATATCTTTCAAGTTTCCCCTCAGCATTGGCGAGCTTGAGACCGTCTGCCTCAAGAGTAAGTTCATACTTTTCTTTGATGAGTTTGCTCTTCTCGTATTGTTCGAATTCTTTCTTAATTTGTACATATTCTTTTTCTTTTGTATTAAGTTCTATTAAAACACAATTTAGGTTTTCACTTTGTTCCTTCAGGGAGTCTATTTCTGAAAGTTTAGCTTGTGTTAAAGCTGCGTTCATTAAATCAATTCCACAGTGTTCACATTTGATTCCACCTGACACTGTCTTGGACAATTGGACCAATTCGTTAATCTTTACATCAACAAGTGTTTTTTGTTTGTAATTGTCATTGTAAGATTCTTTAATTAAATCATACTCATCCTCTTTAAAGTACTTTGATGGTTCAACCACATCAACTTCTTTGATTTGTAATTTGGTTGTATTAATCTTTCCTTTGAGAGTTGTAATCTCGGATTCAAGTGTTGACAAATTAAGAACTAACAATTCGTGGTCGATATCATTGTATTTTTGTGAAATCAACCCTTCTTTGTAATCCCTACCTTTTGTTAACCTTGTATCTGCATCTAAAATCTTGACATCTAAATCTTTGTTTTCATTTTCATAGCTTACAATTTTACCTTCTAAATCTATAATATCAGATTTTAATGTCTCGGTATTATAGACATTCGACATCATTGATTTGTTAAATTCAGAGTAGAGTTCCTTACCAGTCTCTTCTTTTTTCTTCAAGAATTCAAGACCCAAAAATCTTGATAAGACCTGACCACGAGCGGTTGGTTTGGCTTCCAATAAGTCTTCCAAATTTGACGCTGTGGTCAAGATTGTCATTAAGAAGTCATCAATATCCCCAATTGAATTCTTGATGAAACTTTCGGTCTCCCTTCTTTGTTCACCTGTGAAATTTTGTAATTGTCCATCAGCAAGTTTTTTAAAGAAGTCCAATTCAGTTTTTACATTCCATTCACCTGATTTGGCTTTTTTTCTTTCAATTTGACGAACAATAATGTATTCTTCACCATCAATCATAATGTCACCCCTAACTGATACTTTGTTCTTATCAGAAAATCTGTTGAAAATTTCTTCGGCTTTGGTTGTCTTGGTTGTGGTGTTAAAGAATAAGAAAAGTAACAAGTCGACAGTTAAGACCGTCTTTCCACCAAAGTTTGGTGGGTCTGACTCAACAACTGTGATACCATTACATTGGTCAAAATCTAGCACCTGATTTTCACCATAAGACAAGAAGTTTGAAAACTCAATTTTCTTAATGTACCACTTTTTAAATGCGGTAACCTCTTGTGATGTCATTTTATTTTCAACCGCAGTATCCAACTTAATAACATCATCAAATATGTTATCTTGTCCCTTCTGTTTAAGAAGTTCTTTCATCAATTCAATCTGGTAGTTTCGGTCCATTATATTGAACGAAACGTCCACAGTTTGTTTTACATCACTAGATGTTTTAACTTTGGTTAATACGTTTATGTTTGTTGAGTTATATTTCTTTGAGAAGTATGTTCTAACACTTTTGATTCTTTCTTGTGTGAAATTTTCAGCAGTATCCTCCCACACCACTTGGACATATGGATTTTCAAGTTTACTTACATCTAATTTGTGTGTCATAAATTTAAAGTTCGGTACTATCGGTGGGTTGAATAGGTCCATCATTTTCTGTGGTTCCTGAATTTTTTATGTGTTCCTCATGTAATGCTTTCAAATGTTCAACCATTTTCTGATTATACATTTTTTGATACATCTTACCCAATTGGTCAATCTGAGTGTTTCGTTGTTGCACTTTCTTTTTGTGGTCTTTTCTATTTCTTGATTTTGGCATCTGTGAAAAATATTAATGTTGTTTAAGTATAAGAAAAATAAATGATTAAAAAAAGAAGTCCCTGTAAACTTTCGCTTACAAGGACCGTATTTTAGATTTAAATTAGGTTATTTTTTTTCGAACCATTCAATGATTGCGTTGACCGCCCAAACTGAACCAGATGCTAACATACCATCAAAAAATGTACTTGCAATTATGTTTGTATCAAAACAATACTTGGTCGGTGAAAACAACACCAAACTCATAAAAAATCCAACCCATGTTGATGTACACATCATACATTTCAGTAATCCTGATAAAAATTCACCTAATGATTGAAATGGTGCATATTCATCTGCTCCCCATTTATAAAGACCAGCTCTTAAGGATTCAAATATTGAACCGTAAACTAAAATTTGACTCATTCCATAAGCCATTAAAATCCAAATTGTTAACCACATATTTTAAATTATTTGTATAAAGTATCATCTAAATTTGAGGAACGTAAATACTTTGCCCTCTCGTTTATTTCATTATTTTTTTGTTGTTCTGTTAATTTTTTGTTCAACTCATCAATCTCAATATTCTTATCTCTAAGGTTCTTCATTAAAGATTGAATTGTATTTTGCAATTGTTGTGAATTGTTGTTATCGTGGAAAATATTTTCCATTTCTGTCATCTTAGTGGAAAATACTACTAGTTCTGACTCTAATTCTTCTATTTTAGTGGAAAATATTTTTTTTTCAGATTCTAACTGTTGTATTTTTAACAACAGTTCATTCTCACTTGTTTTGTCACTAATATATTCTATTTTTGTTACAACGGTCTCTACAGGAACCTCTTTGATAACCACTCGGTCAACAGGTACTTCTTTAATAACTTCAACAATTTTTTCAACCTCTTTAATCACTTCAACAGGAATTTCCACCCGTTTTTCACGGATTACCTCCTTTTCCACCCATTTTTCTTGAATCCCACCCATATTTCCCACAAGTCCGTACTTTTCAATGTTATATCCGGTCTTGAATGATTTCTTAATCAACTCATCAATTGTGATGTTATTAAGTTTGCAAAATAACTCAACCTCCTGTTGTTCAGAATAAGATAGAGTTATTTTGTGTTCCATATTAATAGTTGTGAAGTTTTTCAGTCCCTGATTCAATAATAGAATAATCATCCATTTTGAATACCAAGAAAGGTTTTGGGTTTTCTAAATCCACAAATTCGTATTTATCATTTTCAACATCATAAATACCGTATCCATGTGACTTTACTGTTTCACCAAAATTTTGTTGAATCGTTGACCCAACCATATAAGCTTTCTTTTGGCCGGGAATATCAAAGACTTGGCGCTTATGGATATCACCACAAAGCACAAGGCTACAACCCATAAAACGATGTGTATCGAACCCTTCTTCAAATTTATAACCAACATCTGTAGTAAGACCGACAATCGGTCCATGAAATAATCCAATCTTAACATTTTGCGAATTCGGGTCAATGTCGGGTGTAATGTTGTGGTCCATAAGTGAGTAAACCACCCAATCAATATTTTCATCTTTATAAACTCCTCTATTTTTATAATAATTTATTTGTTCATTTTGTAGTGAATCAATAATTGGTGATAGAGCATCCAACCTTGATGAGTTGTTTTCAAGGAAATCATGGTTTCCAATAATTAATACTGTTTTGGCAATCTTAGAACATTCGGTCAGTGTCCAAGCAACAAACTCAATTAGTTCTGGTGTCATTTGATTCTTTGAATGGACTAAATCTCCCGTAAATACAATACGGTCAGGTGCAATTTCTCTCCATTGTTCAAACATTGTATTTAAAATACCACGATACAAATCATGGTCTTTAAACATCCTTACGTGTAAATCTGAAAAGTGTACGAGTTTTTTAATCATTATCAAATAATTTAAAGTCTTGATTCACATGTGAACACTTATCACAACAATAAGTTGGAAATGGTACAATAGTATCCTCGTGTGAACCAGTTAATAGTTTTGAAACTTTTTTGATATAAGTAACTTCTCGGAACATATCATGTCCACAAGCCTCACAAACAACCGATGGTTGTTCTCTGAGGTCAATATTCATTTTTGGTGTATCCATATCCATAAATGAAAATATAGTAAATTAAAATTAAAAAACCAACTTAATCATTTGGTATTTTTACGTGAGGGTTGTTACTAAACTTTTTTGAAAGTTTTTCCCAAAACTTTCTTTCTTGTCTGTACTTACCCTTTCTTGTTCTTTGTATTTTCATAGTGTTCAATCATAAGTTTAAGTTCCGCCTGTAAGTCCTTACATTTGTATACCTTATAATTATCACTGTTTTCATTTATCCATATCAAATAGCTATCCCCTATCTTAAGATTGGTATTCTTTTCAATAATATGTTTATATAACCCTAATTGAAGTGAGTATGTATTCATTTCACATTCATCTAAATGTGATATTGGTTTTAGATATTTGTTACCATATGAATTACTCATTTTAATTTCTTTGTTGGTCTTGTAATCCCATATTTCGAGCATTTGTGATTTCATATTGTAAAATAAACAGTCTACCATTCCTGCAATTTCATAATCGTGGTCACAAACTACCAATTCCATTTTAACAGGAATCAAGTTTTTCTTTGCGTCTTGATAAAATTGGTGAAACATTGTTTCACATTTTTTATATCTTTCTTCAATAATATCATGTCCAAAAGTTTTAACAGCATCTGACGGGTCATACGGAAATGATTTGTTGTTCCACCAGTTTTCAGCCATGTTGTGAACTAATGTTCCTTTGACTGTTGAAATGTCTCTCTTTAAATCCCAATCACCTAATACACTCTCAACAGTTAATCCTCTTTTTGCGGCATAGGTTTCAGCTAACCTTTGGGTTTCAAATTCTTTTTTAAACTTCTTGATAAAAGTTGTTGCTGAAACATATTCTTTATTACCCACATAATATTTGTGTGGACCATCAAAATATTTTACATCATTAAATTTTGCTAATTCTAAAATTGTATCCATTATCTTTCTAATTCAATATAACTATCTTCAGGTATCACACCTCTCATGTCAGCAATATCACTTTCAATCGGGAGTTTAACCACTTTTATTTTACCATATAACTTACCACCACTCAATCTAAAATATAATCTTTTAGCGTCTTCCCATGCGTCACCATCTAATACAATAGTAATTTTACCTTTTGCCTTTTCATATAAGGTTTCAAATAATAAATCTGACATTTTCTTACCTAACAAAGGAATTGAGTTATCTAAGAACAATGCATCAAACGGACCTTCACAAAGGTATATGTCTTTATCCCAATCAATTAGATTTTCATTGAATATGATAATTTGTTTTTCAGCTTCAGGATTCTTGTATTTTGACTTACTGTTTGGGTTCCATGAACGACCAACAAAATAATTTAACTCACCTTCCAAGTCAAATGATGGTACAATGATTCTGTAAGCGTATTCACCTTCCGTACAATACCCAATTCGGTGTTTTAAGACCATCTCATCGGTTATACCCCTTCGTTTAATGTAGTTCCTCATTTCCCTAAAAGGAATGTGATATTGGTTACCTTCTGTACAAAGTTGATATTCTTTTGGTAGTCTAAGTTTTTCGTATCTCTTATCAATTGGTTTAAACTCATCAGGACGAATAAGGTCATACATTTCCTTATCTTTTTTCTTACCAAATCGGTCAATCAAATAACCTAAGTGTCCTTTGGTATTATGAGTTTCACCACACACCCAACATTTGAATACGTGTTGAGCGTAGTTGATTTCAAGGTTTCCCTTTCCATCACCTTTGTCTAATGCTTTTAAATCATAGGAACAAATAGGACAGTCATAACTTATCTGTCCTTTAGACGGGTAGTGTAGTTTGTGTTTACCAAACACACCGTCAAGTAACTCAACTAATAGAGCATTATCTTCCATATTAGAAAGATAATAAAAAATTAGTAAGAATCAAATTACCAAAACTTATTCATTTTCATATACCCTCTGACACAGGTATATGCATCCGCTTGGTCGTAACACTCTTTTTTAAGAGTCATGTTCTTTGTATATAACCAAGTAATCTGTGGTTCTTCTTTTGCCACCATATCCCAAATCACTTGTTTTTTGTCTACGTCTTTTGGATAACCACCAAACAAGACTTCACGATTTTTATCATTTTTACCCATCAAATTTTGCCAAGCAAATTTTCTTGAGTTGTAAGTTGAAATATAGTTTGGCACGATTCCTAATGCATCATAGATTGCTTTTGTAATCATTGCATTATATCTCATTAATGTTCCAACTGTGTGAATGTTATTTGAACCTAATAATGGTTCCTCAATAACGACTTTGGTAATACCAAGATTTTTATAATCCTCAATCTTTTTAATAAAAGAATTTACCTTTAGAATTAACTCCTCAATTTTTTCTTCAGGTTGTGGTTTAATCACAGGTGAGAAGTGAGTTAATTCTAATAACTTCTCAGATTGAATATCAAACAAAGCCCAACCAATTGTTTTGGTACTAATGTCCAAACCCAAAACTTTAGGTGAATTTTTTAAATCTTGTTTTTTTGCCATATATTATCAGTAATTTACCGATACTTTTCTTTAAGTAAAGAAAATATTAAACTGTGATTGTGAAGTAGTTGTCAAACTCATCCATATTTTCAATAATATTCAAGTGTAAAGTGTTTCTACGGGGGTTATCAATGTTTAACTTATTTGTGTTACTCTTCATTAATGTTTTAATTATAATTTCAATTTCACCTCTGTTTTTATTAAAGTTTAACACCTTACAGCTAATTTGTAATCCTGAATCTGTTTTTACAATAAAAAATTCTTGTGAATTTTCTTTTCTAGTTTGACCTGAGCTAAAATCTTTTTTTAATAAGGTTCCGTCGATTACTGGACCTTGTATTGCCCTTTTTTGTACAATAAACGCTTTGTTTGTAATCTTTGGGATTGCGTCTTTAATTGCCGACTTGATTTCATCAATTGTTATATCTGAATCATTTTCTTTTCTTGTCATTCTTTCTTGAGCATGAGTACTTAATATAAACCTTATTTTATAATCATTTAAGGTAACATCAACAATTGGATTATCAATTTGTTCTTCAACCAATATGTTAAGAATCCCAAGTAGTTTCATTAGTTATAAATACTCATAAATTAAAAAGAGGACCTTTTGGGTCCTCTTTTAGAAGTCGTGAGACTTGGCTCCACCTCTTGTCCACAATGTTCTAGTTAGCGGTGGACTTGCTCAGAAGGTTTTGTTTCGGGTTCATTGGGAGGGTTACCTTCAACCTTTCCAATCAGGTTCTTTTGATTTAAGTCTTCAGAACCTTCAGACTTCACTATACAAAGATAGTGAATATTTTGATAAATACAAACTTTTTTTTTAAAAATCGTATTTTACGGTAATCTGTTGTACCCCTTGTCTTTTTTCGGGATTCTGTAATTTTGACATCATTAATAAATCTTGGTCAGAGTTATATAATCCTACTTCAGTGAAATACACATCTTTACCTAACGACCATTTTGGATTTGATGAACGAATATATTGTGAATCAGCAAGGTTAACCAAATATCTCATTTCATATATTGTTGCTTGTACATCAGAATGAACTGTTCCATAAAAGAAATATTCATCACCAAACGTCATACCAGTATTATAGTTAATCAATGGTAATTCAATGTAATTTTCTAATCTATAAAAACTCGCGTTATCGTATTCGTCTTTTGTTATTTGAAATGTTGTTCCGCTTATTTCGAGTGGTCCAATATTGATAGAGCCAGTGTTTGCTGTAATTGCAGATGTAACATCAATTTCTCTCCACTGCATCGAATCAGGTCTTTCACCCGTTGGTACAATTTGACAAATTAACTTAACATTAGTACATGTAAATCCTGAAGGTTGTAAACCCATGTCCTCAATTAAGAATGGGAATTCATTACCAAATCTCACAATTACATCATCTGTTTGACCACTTACGGTTGAACCTGCAATTTTTGAGTAATAGTTACAATGTAAACCATTTGTAGAACCAGTGTTTTCAAATCGGTATGTTACAAACATTGTTTCAGTATCACCTGTTAATATACCACTTGTTGCCGCGATGTTTTGGTTAAACGTGTTTGGAACCACCAATCCTAATCTTGGTGCGGGTAATGTATAGTTTCTATTTGATTTATACGACATGGCGGCTGATAATTCTTCATCATCAATTGCTATCATTTTCAAATCAGGAAATACTTTACCAACTCTGTTTGGATATCCATCAGCATTTGCGTGAGTATCCCATAAGTGATAATAACGTAAACCCGGATAATTCATATTATCATTTTCTTCTGATAACATATAATGTGGTTGAAATAAATTTAAACCATCAAAACCATCAGGGTCAACGTAGAATGATTCACCCATAACACCTGTATTTGATTTATGCCACATCAAAGTTGGTAAGTCAAGTTTAAAGTTTCTTCCTTGTCCTGTGGCACCTGAATTTGCCAAGTCAAATGCTTCTGTTGCAAATTTCTCACCATAAAAATTATCAATACCCTGATTGGTATAATGTATCAAACCAATAACTTTTTGTTCCTCTGGTTCAACATATATTTTTTCATCAAATGAATTGTAATAAAATGTGTCAGTTGTTCCTGAAACATAATTTATGTCTTCGAAAATTTGACCACCTTTGGTTTGATATCCCAAGAATTCTTTTGTCGACGAATAACCCGTTGAACCAAATTCACTGAAATCTTTGTAAAAAGTATATGATAAACCTGCTGGTGATTCGGTCCATGGCTGATTCATATTCCAAACTAAGACATCTTGTTGTTGAATTTCACAATTCAACTCAAACGAAAACACACCACCATCATAGTATGGTGTTGGTGTATAACTATCATAATATGGTGTCATACCTGATGGGTAGAAAAACGCTCTTCCTGTTCCTGTAAATGAACTAAAGTCAGGTAATATTCTATCAACAGTTATTGTACTTCCAACGACATCTTCAACTCTGTAAGTTAAAATAGGATATGGATAAGTTAAATCATTACCGCAGTTATTATCATTATTTAAATATAAAACAACAAACTGACCAACTTCAGGTGTTCCTGTCACAGTAGCATCACAGTTGTTGACAGTGACATCAAATGTATTCCCACTTGTTAATGCCGATAAATTAAATTTATAATTTGCAGTCACGGTAAGTGCTGAACTTGTAAAAGCACTAAACGCTCCTGTTGAACCTGTAAAAAATCCTCTTGGCTGAGCTGTGTTAAAAATTGGAACTACTTGTGAATCTTGAAAAGGTATACCAAATGTATTAGTTTCACCGGTTGAACTAGACAAATAAATTGGATATTTAATACCCATTTTATTACTTTGTGGTACACCTGTGTTATTCTGATAATTAAATTCAGGAACTAAAACTTGTAAAGTTGTTAAATTACCACCGCTGATACAATCATAACAAACCTCACTATCTCCTAACTGAAAATAAGCAACATTAAAGTTACCTTGAGAAATTTTTCTTCTTCCAACATCAGTTAGTTGGGTGTTTATTAGAGCTGTTGTATCTTTTATTATGAATGCCATCTTATATAAATATAGTTAGTTGATTTATTGACTTGGACCGTAGTATTGTTCATACAATGTGTTTATTAATTGGTTTGTTTGTGGTGTTAAAACTTTTAATAATGTACAATTATTAGTGATTGACGGACCATTGAATCCAACAGTAACATTTTGATTTGCATCGACTATTGCTGATGAACAAGGTAATGTTCCTGTGGTTATTACTAAAGTACTCAAACCACCTGGCGGAAGAGTTGATACTCCGCGAGCACATATATTAACTTTTTGACCTGGTTGTACGTTATATCCATTTTCCGTTCCTCCTGTACAATTGACCCATGTGTAAAACTGAACAGTGTTTCCAATATTTTCAATTTCAAATGGTGAACAAGGTGTTGAGCTTCCACTGCTAATTTTTGTAACAGTAGAAATAACAGTACCTGATACCGTTAACCCTTTTTTCAGTGTAACTGTTGGGTATAAAACACTAAAAGTTTTTTGTGTTGTTGTATATGGATATCTAAAACTGTATGGACTTGGAACGATAATATTTGTTGAAGTCAAAGAGTTTGATGTTGGTGATACCGTTGATGTTCCTGAATATAATACAGGTGTATATGCCGTAGTGGCACTACCTGGTTCAGCCGTGGTATTATTAACAGATATAAATAATGGAACATCAATTGTAATACCATCAGGTAACGGAGGACTTACTTTTAATTCGTAATCCAAATTTTTAATTACTTGGTTTCCGTAATCTTCTTTCGATGTAGATGACTTTGTTTGTAATGACAAAGTATATGTAACTTTCTTAGTTCCCGGTAGTATAGTAAATGAACCTTGAACTTCTGTATTTGAACTGTCCTTTACAAAAAATTGAGTATCACTTTGTGGACACAGATTATTAAAAAGTGGTGAAGATTGGTAGGTACCGTTGAATAATTTATATTGATATCCACCTGTACCTCCTTTAGCCTTTATTATTACACTACCATTACAAGAACCTTCACAAGATTCATTAGTCGTTGTTAAGTTAAAAGATAAAACTGGTGATGATGGACAAGAACCTGATACCGCAGTCCATGTATTCAATGTTCCTTCTTCAACCCATCCGCCCAAAGGATTAAAGGTGTTCGATGAATTTTTCAAAACACTTCCTGTTTTTCCTAATACGGTCCAATAACTAAATGTTGTTGCAGAAACATATGATATAGTAAAAGCAGAACTTGCTGACGATGTGCCAGTATAGGCCGGTCTTTCATTCACAAAATCATAGAATGTAAATGGATAAGCTGTGAATGGTGTGCTATCCGTATATAAACAAAGGTCAGTTGGATAAAATGGTAGTGGTGGTGGCGGTGGGTCACATTCTTCACAAGTGTCAAATGGACCTGAACTTAAAGTGTCACCTGTAATTGTTTGACCACTAGATAAAGTTTGTCCTGAGTATGTCCAACATCCCTGAGCTGTTGTGAATTTATATATTAAACCTTCAACAAAGTTTGATGATGTTAAACCTGTTAAATACAAATAATCAGAATTATTACAACTTTGAAAATAATCCATGTAGAAAGTATCCGATTCAACTAAACATGTTGTGGTTGCACTATAATCACCATAGAAATCTACCACAGTTGCAACGTATTCACCAGGTATTAAATTTTTGATGTTTTGGTCTTTTAACCCATTACTCCATGTAATTGAATATGGTGTTGAACCTCCCGTAATTGTCAAATATATCCTACCGTCATTACTGTCAGGTGTTGAAGAATTAATTGAGTAACATTCTACACCCATAGGTAGAATTGTTATAACACCGCAATCATTATATAGTATAGTTGACATCAGAAGTTTTTAATTATTTCACAATTATTGGCATCGACAATTTTAACACTAAAATCAACCATTGTATCATAAGGTGCTGGTATACTGACACTAAATGGTAAATCAGCATCATTAATCGTTGCCAAATACACACAGGTTATTAGTGATGTATCACAGATATAAACATTATATCCTTGTGTTGCTGTAATTGAGTTTATTGTAATCTGTCTTCCCATTTTAATTAAGTATTATGAACATGTACAATCATTATGTACCGAAACTATTGATGTCGCAGTTCCACCCAGTGTAGTTCCGACAACTTCCCAACATCCTGAGTATCCAGTTCCATTCAATCTCACAAAATCGCCGACACTTACATTCAATAAACCAAAGTTGTTAACCGCAATACTTCTAACTGGTTCAGAACAACTTTCTACGATAAATTTATCAGGTAAAGTTGTTTTTGTAGGAGTTTGAGTAGGTGTCTTAGTTGGTGTAGGAGTTGGAGTTTTAGTTAAGGTAGGTGTGTTAGTTGGTGTCTTAGTAGGTGTGTTAGTTGGTGTCTTAGTCATAGTAACCGATGGAGTTACTGTAACAGTTGGCGTAGGAGTTAATGTAGGTGTCTTAGTTTGTGTAGGTGTCTTTGACGGTGACGCATTAGGTGTATATGTTGGTGTTGAAGTCTTAGTTACAGTTGGTGTTATTGTCGGAGTAACAGAACTAGTTGGTGTTGATGTTGGTGTAATTGTATTAGTTGGTGTTACTGTTGTTGTTGGAGTTACCGTTGGTGTTACAGTACTAGTTGGAGTAGGTGTTGGTATTAAAGAGTTCTCACAACTTGAACATCCACTGAATGATGCAATAATAGTATTGATAGTTAAAGTTGGACTTTGGTCATAAACAATATCCAAATAAGTATAACACTTAGTTGTTCCTGATACATCAGCACTGAAGGTTTGACCTGTTGTTACAATAGTACCACCTGATGTTCTCATAGACTCATTGATATAATAAATTTCATCATCAGAACAATCTTGAATTCTACGTACAAACACACACTCGAATTCAGTATCATTTATGATATAAGTTGTTGAACCTGATACTGGTACATTTCTTTGTAAACTTGGTGTCGGAGTGACTGTTGGAGTTGGTGTGGGGGTTGGAGTTATATCTTCAACTGTAACATCGGCATCTACCAAAAGACAAGGATTTGGACTCGGTGTTAAACTAATTGTCGGTGTTGGTGTCGGACAAGTCTCAGTTGGTTCGGGCACATAGTCACAATCAAACAACGCTTGAAAATCAACCGTAATACAGACGTTTGGTGTTGGTGTGGGGGTTGGTGTTGGACACGGTCCTTCTGACCATATCAATTCATCCAAATCAGGACAATTTGAAAAACATGGGGTTTTACCCGCCAATATACAATCACCACCTAAAGTATCGGATAAACACCATTTTGTTCCATCATAAAAAACAGTACCTGATGTGGAACCTGTCCAATATGGTCTTCCATTATAAGTTCCACCCGATGTATAATTTCCATCATACATTGATGTACCTGAAAAGTTTGTATATAAACAAAATTCAGTATTACAAGGACTGTAAACAGGTGTAACAGATGGTGTCGGCGTTTGGGTTGGTGTAACAGTTGGTGTTGGTGTTGTTTGATTACAGTCCCCAATTACTGTAACAAATACACCCTCAGGTACAATCACACTATATTCACATGCACAAATATTTAATTCAGATAGTTCAGGTACAATCAAATTTTGATTATCACCATTACAATCTACATATGTTACTGTTGATGGGAACTCCTGAGTATTATTAATTTGATATTCAATACAGTTACTTCCCGGTCCACAACAACTATAATCGTCAGTACAAACCGAACAATTATCGTATGGTCCTGTCAGACCACTAATAACATATCTTTCACCAAAACCAGTCATTGGTATTACTTCAGCACAGCCTGTAAAACCAGTTCCTGTTATATAATACACCTGACCAACATTTATGGTTCCAACATAATCATCGACAACAAAAATTTCGTTTGGTGAACAACATGCCCTAAATTGATAATCCGTAGGACCAGCTGTTACTGAAGGAGTGGGAGTATTAGAAGGTGTTAAAGTTGGTGTAACCGTATTGGTTGGTGTAACCGTATTGGTTGGTGTAACGGTTTTAGTTGGTGTAACCGTATTGGTTGGTGTTACTGTTGGTGTTACTGTTGGTGTGACTGTTTTTGTAGGAGTTACCGTTGGTGTAACCGTATTAGTTGGTGTTACGGTATTTGTAGGCGTAGGTGTAGGTGTTGGGCAAACTTGTGAACAAGCATCGGTATACGAACTTACTAAACCTCTGTGTGGTAAATTAGGGTTAAAACATACAACATCATTAATACTACCACCGCTCACAAATGTTCCACAACAATCAGTATACGAACAAAGTATATTATCAACGGTACCTGAAACACAACAAGGGTATGTTGTTAAACAATCATTACAATCAGACCAAGTACCAGGTGTTGTAACATTTATTGTTGTTTCACCTGTCTGAACATAAATTGTTGAACCTGTGACTCCTGTAATATAAGATGCACACCCAACAAAAGCAAATGTTGTAGGGCTCGTTGTGGCAGTGGTTATAGAAAATCTCCATATTTCACCAACGGTTAATGGTCCATATGTATTTTCAAAAGCGAAATCACCCCTTCTAATACTAAAGGTACTACCATCACAACAAGCTGAAAAAGTATAATAACATCCATTTGGATTTGCAGCGTCACATGCCGGACAAGTACTATATTGTTCAGTTGCAAATGATTGTTCTGGTGGGTCTAAAGAATTAGTAATTGTGTAGTAATAACAACTACCGTCACCGGTATAAATAACGGTGCTTACATTTGCGGTCCACGTACCAGCAGTGTCAATTTCAAATGTTCTATAAATTGGAGCACCAGACCCTAAAGGGTTACAACATTGATAAAAATACCTATTAACTAGTGCCATATTATATTATAAATAATCAAATGTTTGTTTTTTATGATTCTTTTCTTAAAGAACCGTCATAAAAATCAAATCGGTCATGTTCGGTTGGTGTTAACAATAACAATCCAGGGTTTATATTACCTTTTTTTGTTTCCTGATATATGAAACTCATCCAAGTTTGTTCAAAAGGTCTGGCCCATTTTGTTTCTAAAAACATTTTTTGATTACCATATTTTGTAACCACTTGTGGCCAATTACAATAATAAACATCACCCAAAGCGTATGGAATACCTTTATATGTTAATATTTTATTAAAGTTGGTTTTTGGTGCATTTGGGTCTAAACCCATCACAGGTAAATTTGGTTTGTTTGGCCAAAATTCTTCTCTAATATGTTGTGGTACATTATACCATGACCATTGAGTTCCGTTGTCACCATAAAACTCGGTGTAATTCATTTTTAAGAAATCAAGGTCTTCTTTCTTAGTAATCTCTAATGAATTAATATACAAATTATTTACAGTTCTATTGAATCCGTTTTTACAAACTTCACCTTTCTTTGGAAAAAAGAACATGTCATCCTCAAAGAAGAAATAAAAATCAAAATTGTTTTCATCGGCATGTTCGGCAATAAATTGTCTACCACCACAGATACCTAAATTATCTTTCTTAATGTGTTCAAAACCAAACTCATTACATAACTCAATATATCTTTCAGTTGTTTCTAAATCTGATGAATTATCCAATAGATATTTTTTTGGTCTATCCAAAAAGTTTCTGTCGTATTGAATCATAGACTCAATCAATGTCTCAAATTGTTTTGGACTATTAAATGTTATAACATAAAGAGCTGAATTATTAATGTTTAAATCTTTGTTTAATGATTTTTTACCTGATATATTTTTAACTTCGTATGTATCATTTTTTAAATCTTCACAGAACTTTGAAATTAACCCGTTACCTTCAATTTCAACATAATCAATCATATCACTATGTTTATATAACATAATACTAAAGATTGATTCTTCGGTACCCATGTATCCACTTCTTAGTGTCTCGGATAATATGTTGTAATATATTCCGTTAATATCTGAAAATACGTGTTTTGGTCCGCCAAATAATCCACCTCTACATACTAACTTAACTTCATCACCAGCATATGAATTTATTTTAGGATATGAGAATCCATGAATTTCGTTGTTTGCATCATATGGAAACGCAACAAAACCAAACTTATCAAAAACCTCAGGTAATTTGTTTTGTATTTTATCGTGCGTAAAATATCCTGGATGAATTGTGTTTGTAATACCAGCATCAATCCAATAAAGATGTTGTGAGTTAAATTGGTCCATAATTCTTGCATCATTCATCAAGAACATTTTGGACATTACCAAAGGATTATACCACTCAAGTTTTGCTTGTGTTGAATCTTGTAACCAACCAGCTTGTCCAAACCAATCAGGATTATTTCTAATCTCTTGTATTTTATCATAAGGAACAGTTTGTTTGAACCATTCCTTATCTCTTGTAATGAATTGTGTATTTGACCTATCTCTTCTTTCAAAAACAAATGATTCTAATTCGGGTTCACCAAAAATAATCATATTGTTTTCAATTTGTAATAATTGGTCAAATTTATCCAAATAATGTTGAAATGTCCTTGACCATCCTTCACCAAGTTCGTCACGTTTAATATTCCAAAGTCCTGTTACAACTGTTACGTTACTCATATTAATATTGTAATATATCATGCCAAACCATGTATAAAGGTTTGGGTTTATTCCAACTTTTATTCCACATTTCAAAATGAAATTCGTCGTGTTGATTTGTTTGATGAACGTCAAATAAAAAATCTAACAAGTGATTTTTATCAAATAAATCATAAACTACTTTCATAATAGATTCTTCAGTACATAAAAAATTGTGTTTTAATACTTCAACAGATAATTTCCAAAATTCTTCAATATATTTTTTGAGTTGTATTGTGTCACCACCAATTAATCCACCTATTGGAAAATCTCTTACAATATCATAATCTATAATCCCATGTTGTTTGAATTCATAGCTAGTTTGTGCGTTAGAACCAACAAGTGTAACAATTTTATTATCACAAATATCATTCAATTTTTCAAATATTTTCGTGTTAAATAATTTAGTAAAATCGTATTGTAACATTTCATTGTGTTGCCAAGCTAAAGGTCCATTACCACTGTGGTATGATTTATCACCAAATGGAACACAATAACGCCAAGGAAAGATACCAGGATGTTGTAAGCCTATATCAACCCAATATACTCGGTCAAAACCATCAAGTTCCTGTTCCAAGACTTGAAACTTTCCCCACATTATTTCAGTACCTCTACCATCAAGACCATTGTTTTCAAAATTCTTATCTCTAACAATGCTAATTTCTTTGTGAAGTTTCATATCAGTAAGCTCAAGAATTTTAATTTCAAGATTGTCTAAATTATGTGTGTTTTTTAAACTTAATAATTCTTCTTGATTTTTTTTTTGGGTATAGCAAATTATTGGTAAATTTATACCGCGACAATGACTAATTAACGAACCCCAATATCTTGGTTTTCTACTTGCTCTTGTTCCTTGAAATGGATACCCCTCAACATCCATCCAATACCCTGTAACTATTTTTGACTTCATTAAAATCTTGTGTGAAAATCGCCGAGTTTAGTATAAAAAGAAAAACAATTTTGAATCAAATTAAAATAACCTTGATATGCATATTTCATTTCAGCTTCTAAAGCTGAAATTCCTATTTCAAAACCATCTGGATAATTTCTGATATCATTAGCTATACTATACCATAAAAATTGTTCCCATCTTTGAACAAAAAATTTAAACTTCCAATTATTTTTGAATACCAAGAATTGTTCATTAACAACGTGTGCTTCATCCCATTTGTTGTGTTCAAAAACATCATAATCGTACAGTTTATCTTTGAAAAAACTTTGTTCGGGTTCTTTTTTATGTGGTCCGATTGGAGCGGGTCTTTCGAATAAAAAATCTAAACCATCTTTTTCCATGTAAGACAACATGTTCAATATTTTTTCTTCTGAAAATCCATTATGCATTCTCCAATCACCATCAGTAAAAATAATATACTCAGGTTTATCTCCTGTTATTTTTTGGTGTTCCAAAATATGTTTTAAAGACAATACTTTTAAATTTAAATTAAAATTGAACCCACCTCGAGAATCATATAATGGTGGGTTTATTACTTTGGTGTGTATTCTATTACCCTGATTTTGAAGTTCATGATTTGTGGTTGTAATAAAAAATTCACATTCGGTTGTATTATCCCTTAGTTCTTTATAGAAAGATGGTGTAATTGATTCGTACGGTTCATTTACCGCTAAAGTTGTAAAACAGTATTTCATTATTTATAAATTTAATTCTTTTAAAAATTCCAAACACTTAACACCACTCGGTTTTGTTGGTTCATCGTTTTCGTCTAATTGTATACCAATAAAAAAATCTTGATTGTCTCTTGGTATGTATGTGTCTTGTTTATCAAAACCAAAATATAAAACATTGGATTTATCAATATTATTGATATACTGATGTAAAATTTCTTGGTCTGTTCCCCACCTTAAGTCAGACGTATTAACGAATTGTATAAAGTGTTCTTCAAACTTATTTATTTTTCTTTTGATTCCAAACAAACCACTTGGCACGGGTGCGTGCCACGGGTGGTCTCTGATAATAAAATAATCTTCATTACTTTGTTCCCATATTCTAATATATTGAACTTCTCTTTCAGATATTCTACTATCTAAATCTCTCACAATTGTTGGAATATCTTGTAAGAAAGAAAAAAATCTCCAAAAATATGGAAAATGTATTGATTCTTTTTCACCTAATTTAATTTTGGAAACATCAATCATTACTGCGCCCATTTCAGTAAGTTTTTCAACATAACCTTGTAATATATTTTCGGGGTGATAATAAATGACTGTTGTCCAATCAGGTAACAATTCCTTATTAATTATTATATTTTTTTCAGCCCCAACATAATATTTTGGGTCATAACCAAAAAGACTAAATGATATATGTTTCATACTACTCAATAATTTTACTAAAAAAATTCAAAATGTAATCCTCATTAAAATAAATTGGTAATTTATTATCAACAAAAATTGGTTCTTCAAAATATGATTTTAATCTATCATTATCTTTATATAACTCATCTAAAAATTCAACTAAACTTTCAAAACTTTCAAATTTGTGACAGTTAATAAAAGATTTAGGATTAAATCCTTCTTCCTCAATATATTGATTACCATAAAATAATGGTATTGTATTTGCTGCGTAAGCGTGTATAATTTTTTCTTGAGTTAAATTATCAGTATTTGTAAATTGGTAGGCAATGTTAAACACTGTGTCAGAGAAAAAATTAATCTTATCCCTATATGTTAGTCCATCAATTCTACCCATGTATTCTTTGTTTGAATAATTGTGGTATTGATAAGGGTTTAGTGTTTCTTCGTCGGGAACTGTTCTACGCCAAGGTCCTGATGATTTAATGAAATGTTTCTCTTGAATCAAATCAAACAATTTTTCTCTGTCGGGATTGTTGCTTGATTGGACTATACTACAAAAATGTTTTTTACTTTCGAGTATCTTCGACCCGTCCCTTTTTTTGGTTAACCAATCAAATGGTGTGTCAAACATTCCTCCTTCATTATGTAAAACAAAAGCATCTAATACTAAAGTTGGGAACCTAAGATATCTCTCATTATCAATATGTTCATAACCTAAAACATAATAGTTATCACCTTTATTTAAATGTGCGTTAAAATCGGGTCTAGCTTCACCACTAATAAAAACTTTTTTAATAGAATCATCATATTGATGAATACCTCTTACAGTTTCATTTGTGTAATAATCTAATTCGTTTTCACGATAAAATTGATTAGTATAGATTACAATGTCCGGATTGATTGCGTCAATCACAACATTATATTTTTTATTTAGGATGTTTACAAAGTAATTCATCCAAGAAAAATTTCCAACACCAGGGAAACTAGCTCTAGATAATTTTATAGTTTTTTTCATGTATATATGTTATTAATTGGTACAAAAGTGTATCGGTCTTCGTCATCAACCTTTAAGTTAACAAATTGTGCAAAAACTTCATTGTTTGAATTGGGACCATCGTTAGTTGTTGGCCAATATATTTTATCTGCGTTTGATAAAAAACTTGCCCAAAATGAAAATGTTCCTTGACAAGCAACAATTTTATTGAACGATGTTATCTCTGAGAAAATATCCAAGATTCCTGACTCCAAATAAATCGGATTATATTTTTCAATTTTACTGATTAGACTTTGATGTTTATATAAATGGTCGTAACCAACATATAACTTATCAAATGACTCATTTTCTAAAATATTAATATAATAGTCATCCGGTAATACAAATCTAGCATCGTCTCTACTGTTTCTTAGCATGATGACCATATCATTATTATTACGTTTTGGTCTAACCAAACTTGAATAATAAGAACGAATTTTTTCTTTATATGGTTTGATATAATCATATTTTGTAAAGTATCCTACCACTTCAATATGATGATTATTAAATTGATTAATAAAACCTTCCAATCCGTTAAAATTAAAAAGGTCAATGTCGTCCATAGTTTTTGTTGGAGACTCAACTCTTTTTCTACCCGTCAAACTTCCAAAGGGAAATTTTTCATTTACATAATTACCCACACTAGTTAACTCCCGTCTTATTAATGGGTTTGGTGGTAAAATTAAATCATAATCTAATATATCTGACGCAACTCTACTTACACCGTAAATAAATAATTTATTACCTAAATTTTTTCTGAACGTTGAAAAATGCCCACCCGACAATCCTTGAACATATTCATCATAAAATGTTATCATTATTATAGGGTATAAACTATAAATTGCCAGTTATTCTTTCACACCATCCTTTAGATTCTGAGTGAGGCCAAACAACCCAATACTTTGGTTTATGTGCCGTTTGGAACTCTCTCCATACTTTACAATATCCATCAGGGTCATTCATCATTTGGTTAATTTCAGATTTATCAGCGTCTTTTCTATATATTGTTTCATCCTGTTCATTGTGGAACGCAACAACCCAAAAATCATAATCTTTTTCAGGTACCGAGCCATAATTAACATCAATACAATGTTTAAATATGCTAGCAAAACTTTCTAACCATTTTTCTTCACTTTCAAATTCTTGCGGATTTGGTGGATACTTTTTATCTAAGGTGTATTGTTGTACAGCTCTTTTTTGAAAAATAAGACCCGCATATTTTTCGTAATCTCTTAATGTTCTTGTAGTTCCGAATCCATAAGGACCATCATGTCCTTCTTGAACTTCTCCGTCCATACCAAATAGTTTTCTATTCAATAAGTGCGCTTGATTATTTCTTCTAACCCATTCTTTATCATCATCCCATTGTTTGGTTCTACCCTTACGAGTATATTCGTGCCAAATCAATACTTTATGTGGGTGGAATAAGTCATATCCACAAGTGTAAGCTCTTGCTGAAATTGAAATTTCTTCACCGTGAAAATAGTAGTGCGGATTGTGTTGAACTTCTTTTGAGAATTGTCCTAAGGTAAAACAGTAGTGTGCGGAATAGAATCTTGCTGGTACTGGTTCTGTCATCTCTCTCCAATTTGGAATTGTCTCAGGTAAGAAGAATACCGCACCTTCAGGAATAAATCTATCAAACGCCATTCTCCAAGGCTCTTGTACCCTACCCGCTGGGTCATTGTCAGGGTCAAATGATGACACATATCCTGTAAGTAATGGTTTCTTATGTCCTTTCTTTTGAAGTTGTTTAACCATGTTAATCATTTCTTCATCCCAATCAGGTGCAAACCTCATATGTGAGTCAATTTGAAGTGTATATGCTTCGTCTTTATATAGTTGTTGAACTAAGTGTCTCGCCCAACAAACACCTTCAGCTTCTTGATAAGGAATATTTAAGATTCTGAATCTATCGTCATTTTCATATTCAGATAAATCATCAAATTTATCATCAGGATGAAATTGTCTTGCAATACCAATGGTAATGTTTTGGGGGTTCTTAGCGTTTTCCAACATGTTCTTAATTGTTGGAATCAGTTGTGGGTCACGATAGGACGCAATCTGTACAAAAATTTTTGAGTTTTTCTTAGGTTTCATTATAAAAATTCCATTTATAAAAGAATATAAGTTTTTACCTAATGAAGTGAATATAAAGAATTGTTTGTACTTTATATTTATATGGAAATATTTATAGTAAATGAAATTACTTAAAACAATAGAAAAATTAATAAGAGAATCTGAGGACGCTTATAATAAAGCGTTGGAGTCTGTTGTTGACGAAAAAGAATTGGACCGTCTTGAAAAGAACTACAAGGACAGTTTAAAATTGATGAAAACCTTTCATCAGATTAACAAAAAGAATTAATACTATAACCCAAATTGTGTTTTGTTTGCGTTGTAATTTTGAATAATTTCAGATTGGGTTAGTATTTTATTATAAAATCTGTAGATTGCAATATCCATAGAACCTTCTTTACTATAAGTTCCGTTACCCTGAGCACCACCACCAAATACTAATTTACCTCCTGAGCTTGGACTCCAAGAAGTGTTGGATGAAGTACCTGTTAGTACACCATTTACGTATAATCTAGTTTGATTTAATGTTTGGTCCCATACCGCAACCCATTGTTGCCATGATGCTGTTGATGACCAAGAAGGTCCTGCCGAACCTCCACTATTTTTTAATAAACCACCCGAATAAAACCCACTAGAAAAATAACTACCATAAATCCCATTCATTACAAAATTTCCAACAGGATTTTTTATCCATAATTCCATAGATATATTTACATTTCCCAATAAATTACCACTTGTTACATTTATAAAACCAAAATCATCAACATTATCAAAACTAATGAAACCACCATTAGCCGAATTAAATGTTGGTGAATTTAATAAAGTCATATTACTTCCATATCCACTTATATCATTCCAAGTACTTGAACCTGATGTATATGAATTTGGGTCTGAAGCATCTAAAAAAAGAACTAACCCTGAATTTACAGGAAATGCGGTTGGTTGATATATTGGAAGTTGTGAATTATATAAATTAACAATATCGGTTGCGGATAATTCTCTATTATATAAATTAAAAGAGCCAACGTTCATATTGGTAGCAGAATTGACACTATCACTTCTAGTTCCCATAGTTAGTCTATTATGTGTATTCCAAGACGAAACACCATTAGCTACTAAAGTAATCATATTCCAAGAACCTGTTGTATTTGTTCCATCTGATACTACACTAGAAGTATTACCAGATGAAATAAGAGTTCCATTTTTATATAATTTAATTCCTGAATTTCCTGTTCCTCCCCAGTATTGGTAATTATTAAGATTACTTTGTCTTCTTACTCCCCATCCTTGTAATAATCCAGCCTCTTCAGCATTATATGAAAAATATGTTTCCCAAGTATTGGTACTATTAACATACATCCAAATATTGGCAGTTATTGTTGTATAATTTTTTAATGTTGAATCTGTTAAAAGAATATAATCATCAACACCATCAAGATTAATATTACCATTGTTAATCGCATTTAAATAAGGACCATTAATCAAACTAAAACTTGACGTGTTTAATAAACCATTATTTGGGATTGTTAAACCAGCCGCAGTTACAGGAAACGATGAAAATGGGTTTGCAGTGGTTCCATCTTCTAGTTGAAATTCTGTGAGTACATATTGAGTATTAGCAGCATAACTTCCAGCAATATATAAAAAATTTTTAGAAATATTATAAGTAAAAGTTTGGGTATATTTTTGCCAAGTAGTTGTAACTGGAAAATTCCCATAGCTCCAACTACTTACATCTCCACTTCCGTTTTGATTATTCCAATTAATATCAAAATTAGGTCCCGATAAGACTTTACCCCAAAAAGAAAAAGTATAAGTTTGTCCTGTAACTAATAATCCGCCCGGACCATAAACTGGATTAGTATATCTACCCCAAGTAAACCCACCTCCTAAATTTTGTAAAGCCTTCGTTGATTTAGAACCAACATAAGGACGGTCATTTGTTATATCCGCAATACTGATAGTACCACCATATGCCACCCAACCAATTGTGGTTCCATAAGCAAAATCACCATTAGCAAAATAATTGTTTACCTTAGGACAAAAATCTAATACTAACCCACTAGTTATTGACCCACCGTAAGGTAATTCATTTTTTAACATGGAATAGATTCCTGAATCTAACAACCAATTTATTGCAGTAGTAGTTCCTGTAAATGGTGTTGAACCTACTCTATCTGGTAACCCGTTAATTATTGTTAATAAACTTGTATTGGTAAAATCACCCGTTCCCCACATTAAAGGTGGGTTAGAATTTTTTATAATAACATATTGATAAGACGAATCAACACTATTGTAAAAAGTAGCGTTTGCCGCACCTGCACCCCAGTTTGCGGGACCAACACCTACAAGGATGTTGGACTGTTTTGCCGTGTTTGGTGGTTGTACTGAACCTGTCTTATATGCTATTGGTTTGGACATAATGATAAATACCAATTTAAAGATTTACAAACCTTAAATTGGGTTTGGGTCTGTCCATTCTGGTGTTGCCAAAATTGTTAATATTTCATCATAGGTGTAAGGACCTTCTTTTGTTGTCATTGTTGCAACAAAATCTGGCGCTTCACCGTCCCATTTAATTAATGTCTTAGTTTCATTAACTGACTTTCGTAATGTAGTTGCTGATGTTTCTAAAACCTCATCAAAATTAATTTTGTTAATTTCACTTACGTTAAAAATTAAAAAATTGCGTTCATCGTATATTTGTATCATAATTTTATTTATTAAAGTCCATATTGTGCTTTTGTAGCATTATAATTTTGTAATAATTCGGCATTTGTTAATTGTCTGTTGTAAATCATTACTTTAAATATTTTTCCTTTATATGTTCTACCCATAAAGGTATGTGAAAGAGTACTTACGTTTCTATTACCTATTGCACCCACATAGAAATTTTGGTCTAATGTTCTATTATTTGGAATAATATAAAACCCATTACCATCTAATGGTAAATTAGATACACCATTTATCATAAATTGGTTAAGATAACCAGTTTGATAATCGTTAGCATCTGCAGCTCCCGCAATATAAGGTGGTGGTACAGCACCTCTAAAAGATTTAAAATTAGTACCATACCATCTTAAAGCACCATCACCTGTAGCATTAACACCCACTAAAGCTGCCAATCCAGGAATATCGTTATCCATTATACCCCAAAAACAAATGGTACCCGCATATGTTGAAGTAAATTGAACGTAATCATCCACACCATCAAATACTAATGCTCCTCCATTTGTTGTGCTATATGAAGTCCCATTTATTAATGTTCCGTTATTGTTATATCCACTCAAATCATAAATTGTTGTTCCTTCACCACCATAACAATTTGGATTTGAAAAATCGTAATAAACTGTTAATCCTTGATTAACTATAGATTGGGATGGGAGATAAATTGGTACTCCAGCACTATATATATTTTGAATTTCCGTATTTGATAACACCCTATTATAATAATTAAAAGTATAAATGTTACCTTTAAAAGGATATTGTTGACCACCAACACTAATTACACTATTAGAACTTACACCGGCACCACCACCTTCTACATTAGTTTGCAAAACACCATTGATATAAATTTTAGTATTATTATAGAGTGTTGTAGCGTTATTTCCACCAACCCCATTAAAGGTAATAGCCATATGTAAAGGAACATTATCTTGGATAGCGTTATTTAACACATAATATCCACCACCATTAGCCGATGATACCCAATAAAAATAAAAAGCACCAGTTCTAGGAACATGTGATAATCCCCAATTTGAACCTCCAGCACCAGCCAATTCAAACCATCCGTAATTATTATTAGACGCCCCTGTTCCCCATTCAAACCAACTTTCAATAGTGAAAGTTTTATCATTCCAAGTTGAGAATCCTATAGGATAAGTAATTCTATCATCCACACCGTCAAAATTGTATGACCCACCATATTTTCCACCAAAATAAGCACCATTAATTAAAGACCAATTTCCAGTGTTTATTAAACCTGTGTTTTGTGGAGTGTAATTAGGAAATGATGAAAAAGTTGTTGATGTTGAACCTTCTTCAATTTGAAATTCAGTAAAAATAGACACACCAGCGACATTATAAAAATAAAATTGAGTTCTAGCGTCGTTATATAAAAAAGTATAATTATACTTTCTCCAAGTACCATCTATTGTAGTACTTGGTAAAACAGTTCCGTTCCAAGGATATGAAAAATTGTTTAATTCTCCCAACCCATTTTGGTTATTCCAAATAGGTCCTTTATCAAATCCAATATCCCCGCTAGTACCATCTGTTTTTCTACCCCAAAACGAAAATGTGTATGTTTTACCTACTTCCATTAAATTAGTTGTATACATTACATTACCACCATTTGTAATTTGTAATGCTTTAGTAGTTTTAGAACCAACATATGGTTTATTATTTGTAATATCAATTACAGTAGATGAACCACCATAAGAACCAAAATAAAAAGGATATCCAGATTCTGTGTTGTTAAAATCTCCATTAACAAATAAATTCTTTTGTGTTGCATTAAATCCCGCAGCCAATCCACTAACAACAGGACCACCGTAAGGTTGTTCATTTTTTAACATAGAATAAGTTCCTGAACCCAACAACCAATTTATTGCAGTACTAACACTTGTAAATGGTGTTGAACCTACTCTATCAGGTAAACCATTTATTATTGTTAATAAACTTGCATCAGTGAAATCACCTGTTGCCCACATTGCTGGTGGGTTAGTATTTCTTATAATCACATATTGATAAGATGAATCAACACTATTATAGAAAGTTGCGTTTGCCGCACCCGCACCCCAGTTTGCAGGACCAACACCCACAAGAATATTGGATTGTTTTGCCGTGTTTGGTGGTTGGATTGAACCCGTTTTATATGCTATTGGTTTCGGCATTATAGTCCAAATTGTGTTTTTATTGAGTTAAAGTTTTGTTGTACTTCAGTATTAGTTAATGGTCTATTATATATTCTAACAATATTAACTGTTGAATTACCAAATTCTTGTAAATTTTGAGATGGTACTTGAGCCCTAACACCACCTATAGTAACATCACCACCAGGGTTGGGTGAATAGTTAGCCGTTGTTCTACCTAAATATTGACCATTTTTATAATACTGGTTTCCACTTCCATCCCAAACAACCACCACATGAACTAAACCACTGTTATTTACACTAATAGTAGCATCTCCACTATTATTTCTAGCCATAATATTTGTAGGTTTAACACCAACACCAAAACCCCAATTTGAACCGTATTGACCTTGAGCAAGTATATTTCCCCCGTTTGTTGAGGTGGTCATCACTAATTCAACTGTCGGTCTTGAGGCGTTTACACTTCCATTACCTGGAATTATGATATAATCATCAACACCATCAAAAACTAATCCTCCACCATACGTTGAACTGAACGCGACACCATTATATAAAGTACCATTATTTCCATACCCACTTAAATCATATATTGCCGTCCCTGAACCGGGATAACAGTTTGGATTTGTAGCGTCTAAATAAAGCGTTAATCCTTGATTAATCATTATACTATTACTTGCTTGATATGTTGGTAAACCAGCGGTGTATAAATTTTCAATTTCAGTTACAGACAATTCTCTATTATATAAATTAAATAAACCAACTTTATAATTAGTCGCCGAATTTAAAGAGTCACTTCGAGTTCCCAAAGTAAGTCTATTATGTGAATTCCAAGAAGAAACTCCAGTAGCAACTAATGTAATCATTGCCCATGAACCTGTCGTATTTAAATCGTAAACATAACTCCATGTTGAATTACTACTTCCAACAAGAGAACCATTTTTATAAAGTTTAATACCCGAATTTCCCGTTCCACCCCAATATTGAAAAGTGTTATCACCACTTCGTCTTAAACCCCAACCTTGAGTTAATCCTGCTTCCTCGGCATTATATGAGAAATATGTTTCAAATGTTGATGTAAAACTATTAATATACATCCAAATATTTGCGGTTATTGTTGTATAATTTTTTAATGAAGCATCAGTTAAAACAGCATAATCGTCAATCCCATCAAAATTAAACACACCACCCTGATTTGTATTGAAATAAGTACCATTAGCTAAAGATAAACTAGATGTATTTAATAAACCTTCATTAGTTGGTTTCATTGAGAGACTATATAAATTATAAACAGAAGGGATTGCATAATTTGTTGCTGTTGAACCTTCTTCTAATTGTAATTCAGTAAATAATACTGGACTAGTTGGACTCCTAAAAGAAGGAGTTGAAGGAGAATAAACATAAAAATAAAATTGAGTTCTTACAGCATTTAAAGTAAAAGTAAAAGAAAATTTTGTCCAACTTGTAGGAAATATGCCTGAACTAGAGGGTAAATATCCAACCCAAGAATTAGTTTCTCCGCTACCAAATTGATTATTCCATGTTAAAAGCGCATCACTAGGAATATCCCCAATTGCTTTTACCCAAAAGGAAAACACATATTGTTTTCCAACTTCCATAGCAATACCTGAATAACATCCGAATCCTCCTCTGATTGCTGTTTTTGTAGTACTTCCTGGATAAGGAGGGTCATTAGTTATATTATAACTTGCGTATCCACCATAATCATACCATCCTATAAAATCAGGATAAGTTGTCGCATTAAATATATTTTTACCTGTTGATGGTCCATTTACAGATATTACTAACCCGTTAGTAATAGGTTCACCATAAAGTTGTTCACTTTTCAACATGGAATAAACTCCTGTTTCAAATAACCAATTTATCGCAGTATTTACGTTTGTAAAAACGGTCTGATTAATTCTTTCAGGTAAACCATTAATTATTCTTAATAAACTTGTATCAGTAAAATCACCAGTAGCCCACATTGCCGGTGGATTAGAATTTTTTATAATAACATATTGATAAGATGAATCAACACTATTATAAAAAGTCGCATTTGCAGCACCAGCTCCCCAATTTGAAGGACCAACACCCACAAGAATATTGGATTGTTTTGCAGTATTTGGAGGTTGGATTGTTCCCGTTTTATAGGCAATTGGTCTTGGCATTGTAATAATAAATACCACAAAATGTTTTCCTTTAATCATTTCTTTCGTATTTTTATTCCAAATGGAAAAAGTAATCTTAACAGGTTCAAAAGGTTTTATCGGGTCTAATTTGAAAGTAGAATTAGAAAAACAATTTGAGGTTATTGAAATTAATGAGGATGTATTTAATTCTCACACATGGAAGTCAGATGTCTCAAATTTATTTTGGTTAGACATTAAATCTGTATTTCACGTTGGCGCTTGTTCAAACACATTAGAACAAGACGTTAATTATATGATGTTGGTTAATTATGAGTTTAGTAAACACATATCAAACATTTGTAAATCAAAAAAAATTCCTTTGATTTATTCGTCATCAGCAGCAAATTATGGAACCAATAATGAATTCCCATCTAACTTATACGGGTGGAGCAAATATATTGCCGAAGATTACATTATTAATAATGGTGGAATTGCACTTAGATACTTTAATGTGTATGGACCAGGTGAAGAACATAAAGGAATTATGTCATCTGTCGCATATCAAATGCACAAAAAGAATTTATCAGGTGATGAAATTAAATTATTTCCTGGTAGTCCAAAAAGAGATTTTATATATGTTAAAGATATTATATCAGCAAACATATTTGCATTTGAAAACTATAAAAAGTTATTGGGTAAGTTTTATGATGTTGGTTCAGGCGTTGCAGAATCATTTGAAAAAATATTGAATATTATGAAAATTGATTTTGGATACACATCAAAAGATATAATTCCAAAAGGTTATCAATTTTATACTTGTTCCAATAAATTAAAATGGATGAAGGGTTGGGAACCAAAATACACACTTGAAAAAGGATTAACTGAATATATGAATTATTTAAAATGAGAGACGATTTTGTAAACTTTCTAAGACCATATGGTGTTTTAGATACTAAAGTTAGATTGGGTAGTAATAATGATGGTGGTTATATTGTAAATCAAACAATATTGGACAAGGCTGATGTGTTGTACACATATGGTGTTGAATATAATTGTGATTTTGAACTAGATTTTCACAATAGAACATCTAAACCTGTTCATTTATATGACCACACCGTTGATTTTACACACCCTAACGACAACTTAATTTTTCACAAAGAAGGATTAAGTCACATAAAAGAAAACGATAAAAAACATTTTTTTGACCATCTTAAAGAAAATGGTGATGAAGATAAAAATGTTTTTTTAAAAATTGATGTTGAGGGTGCCGAGTATGAATTCTTTGAAAATACCAATATTGAAGAACTATCAAAAAATGTGATTGGTATTGTGTTGGAAATACATTGGACTGGTGATGTTAATGAATATCGTCCAAGAGCAACCAAAATTTTAGAAAAAATTACAAACCATTTTACTTTAACACATTTACACGGAAACAATTCCGCACCAATGATTGGTTCATGGTGGATTGCGGTACCTGATACAATGGAGTTAACATTTATTAATGATAGATTGTTTGAAGCATTTCATTTTGATAGAGGTCAATGGCCAACAGAATTGGATATGCCAAATAATCCAGAACTTCAAGATTTTCCATTAGTTTGGATATGTTAATTTGATTTATTATTATTTAATTTATGAGAAAAATTTGGCATACAAGAAACGAATTTTTATGGAACGTACCAGCTCAAGAAGTTGGAGATGCGGTATACTTTGATTTGTCAGAATGTTATTCAATGGGCGATGCTCTTTGTTCAACCCCCACTATTAAAAAAGTTTCAGAAGCATATGGTTGTAAGTTAAATCTAATTACGAAACATCCTGAATTGTTTAAACACAATCCATATATTAAAAACACTTATCGTCCCGATTCAATTAACTTTGACTACCTAAGAGAAAACTTCCTAATCCATAGTTCTTTCTATAATGTTGGTAGACAAAATGATAAAGGAGTTCAGTCAAAACATGCTAGAATTGATATTCGTCAATTCCATGCCATGAATTTAGGTTTTAACTTATTACCCACTGAAATGGAATGTGAATATTATTCAGACCCATTTGAACCTATTGAAGGTTTACCTGAAAAATATGTATTGATACATCCAGCAACCACGTGGCAATCTCGTACTTGGGATTTTGATAAATGGCAATCAGTAACAACCAAATTAAATGAAATGGGAATTGCTGTTGTTTCAATTGGTAAAGACACAGATGAAGTTGGTTTTTGGCATATTGAAAAGAAAGGATTTGATATTGATATTAAATTAGGGTTGAACTTAATGAATCAAACAAATATCTCTCAGGCTTGGCATTTAATTCAAAATTCAATTTGTTTTATAACAATGGATTCAGGATTGTTACACTTGGCAGGTACAACAGACGCTCACATTATTCAACTTGGTTCTTCAATTAACCCATATTGGAGGATTCCATATAGAAAAAACTCACAACAATATAAGTTTCATTATGTTGGTGGTGGTTGTGATATATTTTGTGCTTCAGAATTAAAATATGGTATTGAGGAGTGGGGTTCAATTCAAGGTGTTGCACCTTTGATTAATTGTTTAGAGAAAAAAGAAACTTTTGAATGTCATCCGAGTGATGAACAAATTTTCAAAAAAGTAATAGAAATTTATGGAACAGGAAATTAAAATAAAAGTAGATTTTCATCTTGGCGCCAAAGTTGAGATTGTTGGTGTTCCCGATAAGGAATATCCTGAAGATGAAACTTATGAAGTTTTATTCTTAGATAATAAAACAAATAAACTTTTACATTCAGACACTTTAAAACCAAATTATTGGACAAAAACCGCAATCAATTATTATGTTGAATGGAAAGTGGTTGTTATGAAAAATGGTTTGGGAATTATTCATGAGGAAGTTTTAGATTTAAAAGATAAAGATGTATTAATCGCAATTACAAACACACCAATTGGTGATAATTTGGCTTGGGTTGAATATGTTAAAGAATTTGGTAAAATTCATAATTGTAATATTACATTCCAAACTTTTATTCCTTCAATATTTGAAAAATCTTATAGTGATTTTACAATTGTTCGTGGTGATACTTACGAATTTAATGATTCTAAATTTTACGCAACTTATAAAATATCATACGGCATTCCAAATGAAGAACATATCAATTTACGTAAGTTATTATTTAAGAAAAAATATCTTCATTTTGATGACTTAACATATTGGAAAAAAAATGAATCACCGTATCATCCATCATTAATCCCTCTTCAACATTTTGCACCATCAGTACTTGGTTTAGAATTAAAAGAGATGAGACCTCATTTAATTTGTGAAAATAATGAAAGACCAATTCAAAAAAAATATGTCTGTATTTCTGAATTTGCGTCAGGTGAAATTAAACAATGGAATAATAAAGTTGGTTGGCAAACTTTAGTAAATGAATTAACTTCATTAGGTTATGAGGTGGTTTCAATTTCAAAAGAAAAAACTGACTTAAAAAAAGTTACAAAAAGAAATGGTAATTTACCATTAACTGACCGTATGTGGTATCTACATCATTGTGAGTTTTTTATTGGTGTGAGTTCAGGTCTTGCTTGGTTAGCATGGGCATGTGGTAGAAAAGTAGTTATGATTTCTGGTGTGACAAAAGCAACCAATGAATTTACTGAAGATTGTATAAGAGTAATCAATGAAGATGTTTGTCATGGTTGTTGGAACTCTGAAAAACATGCCGATAAATTTACTGTGTTTGAAAAAACATTATGTCCCGAAAATAAAAACTGGGAGTGTTCAAGAAAAATATCACCAAAAATGGTAATTGATAAAATAAAAGAAAATAATTTAATATGACGGATTTTAATAATATAAATTGTACTATAAACTTTGTTGACGGTGTTTTTATTAACATATGGGATACTTGGAGTCACAGGTATCTTGTTGAGGTTTATGAAAATTACGGAAATGATTGGGCGTTGGTCAATCATAACATAATGTCCCCCGAAAATTGGTTTGTACATTTAGGTAAAAAATTTAGAAATCAGTGGAGAGTTAAAATTTGGGGTTGGAAAAATAACTATCCAGTATTAGTTACTCAACATACATTTAATGAATCAGATAAAGAAGTAGCCTTAACATTTGATACTGACTCATATAAAGAGTCATGTACGTGGGCAGAACAATCAATTGATTATCGAGATAAAGTAAGAACAAATCTTACAATATATTCAAAATTTTCAGACAGATTATCACAACAATATGTTGATTCTAAAATAACATTCTTACCTTTAACCGACATTAGTAGATTAAATACAAAATACTATTCAAGATTTAAAATTGGTAGGTTTAACATTAAACGAGAATCTTTAGGTGAATGGGGAAGTGGTTTTTTATTTTGTAGTAACCATACAAAACCAAACGTATCATCAGAACATAAAAATAACTGGTTACCATTTAACTCAAGAGAACTTTTTAACGATATAATGAATTTATGAGTACAATTATAGGAATACATCACGGAGGTCACGATTCATCAGTTGCATTAGTAATTGATGGTAAATTAGTTTGTGCTATTGAAGAAGAAAAATTAACAGGTATTAAAGCAATACATAGTTATTGGGCACACCCAATTAAAGGTTTAGAGTTCATTGAAAAGAACTTTGGTGTTACATTGGAAAATTGTGACCATGTTGCTTTTGCATTACCAAAACACTATAAGATTGAAGATGATAACATATGTTTAATTGATAAAACAACTAGTTATTCACACCATAAATGTCATGCTTTAGGAGCATATTTTACATCAGGATTTGAGGGTAAAGTATTGGCTGTGAGTCATGATGGTCAAGGTAATAGAAGTAGAGGAAAAGTTTACTTATGTGACAATGGTGACTATGAAGTTGTTAGTTCACAAAACGTTCCAACAACCACATCATTAGCTGGTTTGTGGGGAAGAGTAACCGTATTACTTGGTTGGCAGATGTTTAAAGATGAAGGTAAAGTCGTTGGTATGGCATCTCATGGTAAATACAATGAAATGTTGTACAACTATCTTAAACACATTATAAAATATAATGGTGACTTAACATTTGGACCATCAAATTCTGAAACATTGTTTGATTTTATTTTTGTTGATAAATTAAAAAATTCAGGTTATTTTGATTCTGAAGAAAATAGAAATGACTTAGCATTTTGTTTAGAAAAACACACCGAAGAATTAATGTGGCAATATCTTAGAGATTTGAAATCCAGATATCCTGATTATAATAAAGTAACATTTAATGGTGGTTTATTTGCTAACGTAAAATTAAATCAATCCATCAATAGTTTTAATTTCTTTGAGGAGATTTACATACACCCTTCAATGGGTGATGGTGGTTTGTCTACCGGTGCTGCGTTGTGTAAAGCAAATGAACTTGGTGAATTGTTATTACCACTTAAATTAGATAATGTATTTTTTGGTTCAGAATTTAATGGTGACGATTGGATGTCAGAAATAAATAACTATCCAGGTCAAATTTATTTTGAACCTTCTTCACATAGTAGAGTTGCCGAATTAATAGATGAAGGAAAAGTTGTTGGTTTATTTTATGGTAAAACAGAGTATGGTCCAAGAGCGTTAGGTAATAGAAGTATTGTTACTAGACCTACCGACACCAAAACACACGTATTGTTAAATAAAAAATTAAGACGTAATGAAATTATGCCATTTGCACCAAGTGTGTTAAAAGAACATATTAATACTATCTTTCACGCAGATAGGTCACTATACGCAGCAGAATTTATGACATTGTGTTATGACACCAGAAAAGAATGGGTTGATAAGATTCCAGCAGTTATTCATCCAAAGGATAAAACTGCAAGACCTCAAGCTGTTGATAAAAATAATAACCCAAATTTTCATAGTATCATATCAGAATACTATAAGTTATCCGATATTCCTGTTGTATTAAACACATCATTTAATGCTCACGGGGAACCAATCAATAACTACCCAAGTCAAGTTATAAAACATTTACTTGAAGGTTGTGTTGATTATATTGCTACAGAACATTTTATTTTTAGTAAGCTATAATGAATAACAAGGAAAAACTATTATTTTTTACACCTCACTTATCAACAGGTGGATTACCTCAAGTATTGGTAAATAAAATTTCTTTATTAAAAGATGAATATGATATTTTATGTGTTGAACACCATAATCATGCGTGGTTATTTAATGTACAAAGAAATAGAGTATTGGAACTTATTGGTGAAGACAAATTGATTACATTAGATGATAGTAGAAGAAAAGAACACTTCACTGAATTACTAACATCGTTTGACCCTGATTTAGTATGTTTAGAAGAATTTCCTGAATATTTTTTAGAGGATGAAATAACTGCGGTTGTTTATAACAAACAAAGAAAATATAAAGTATTTGAAACTACGCACGATTCATCATTTCCTGTTCAAAATAAAAGATGGTTTCCTGATAAATTTTTATTTGTTAGTCCTTTTAACGCTTTCAGATATTCAGTATATGATATACCATACGAAGTTATTGAATACCCTGTTGATTTCAAATCAAGAGACCAAGAAAAATATAAAGAATTACTCGGTCTTGAAAAAGATTGTATACACATTGTAAATGTTGGTTTATTTACCCAAAGAAAAAATCAGGGTTATTTGTTTGAAATTGCTCGTAAATTACAAGGTCATAAATTTAGATTTCACTTCTTAGGTAATCAAGCTGGTAATTTTAAAGATTATTGGGAACCTTTAATGAATAACAAACCTGATAACTGTATTGTTTGGGGTGAAAGACATGATGTCTATAACTTTTTACAAGCGGCTGATTTATTCTTCTTCGCATCAAAAGGTGACCGAAATAATAAAGAATTAAATCCAATTGCAATTAAAGAAGCGTTGGAATATAAAATGCCAATGATGATGTTTAATTTAGATGTTTACTGTGGTAAATATGACATTTATGATAACATCACATATCTTACTGGAGATATAAACCAGGATACAAACTTACTACTTAAAAAATTTAACATGGATAATTTACAAAACTTAATGCACATCAGCTACGAAAAAGATGAAAACAAAATCAATATTTTTTACAGTGGTTACGACCCAATTGATTATAAAGTATCGTTCAAATGTTTAACATCGGGAGCACCAATGTATTGGATGAATTTTAAAGCCGACTCACCTTTGGGTTGGTTTGTAATACCAATACCTCAACATATCATAAAGTTCCATCAATTGGCAACTTTTAGAGGTTTCTCACTTGATTTTTATGACCAAAATGACAATTTAAAATACAGTCACGAAATTGTTGTAAATGATATTTTTCCAAGATTACCTAAAGTAAATTTTGAACCATTTGATTGTTCATTCAGGAATTATATAGAATTCTTTAGTGATGACATTTACGGTAGTTTTAACCTAAATGATATGGATACGGTAATTGATGTTGGTGCTAATATTGGTTTATTTGCTAAGTACATGTACGCTAAAGACGCTAAAAAAGTTATTTTAGTTGAAGCGAATCCTTTATTGGATAAAAATATTAAAACAGTTTTAGGTTCTGATTATGAAAAATCACCGGTCTATTTAGCACCTTTAACAGGTAAGAAACAAAACATAAAGTTTCATTACTCAACAAAAAATTCAACAATTGGTACTCATACTTTTGATAACTCAAATCCATCGTACAGTGATTTAGATTCAACTATGGACTTAGAAACCATAACATTTGATGAGATTGTTAACGAAAATAATTTAACAAATATTTCATTATTTAAATGTGATATTGAGGGTGGTGAATATGAGTTAATTGAATCATTAACTGATGAACAAATGAATATGATTGAAAAGTTTATTATTGAGTTTCATGGTAATAATAATGGTGAATTGATACCAATGGTGGATAAGTTAACTAAATTTGGATTTGAATGTGAATTATTCACACTACATATGACTCGTAAAGATAGGGTTAGTGTTAATGAACCTCACGGTGTTTTAATCACTAAAAGAAAAAAATAATGAATATTTTTTCATTAAATAGTGTTAACAATAAGGTTACTTTTAGAACTCACGGTGTTTCTAAAGTAATAAATGATGATGAATTTCCATTAAATGTGTATTTTTCAAAATACATTAATGACGAAATTGTTTGGAAATCAACCGCAAATGACAATTGGTTTGTAGATTACAACGATTTTAATTTTAAGAATATTACTGTAACCACTAAATCAGGTAAAACTATTTTTGAGGAAAGGTTCATACCAAATAAACAAGATTTTTTACACCAAATATTCTTAACATATTGTTCATCAAACCCTAATAATGTTGGTTTGGCTATAGGAACACATGATGGTGAATATGGTGAATGGGTACAATCTGTTAAAGAAGGACACACAAACGCAATTCTTGTTGAAGCGTCTGATAAACAATTTAATGGTTTAATAAACAATTATAAATCAATTAACAACGTTAAACTAATTCAGTCTTTAATAACACCAAATGGGGATGAAGTTTCTTTCTATGAAAGTGAATCAGGTTATTTTAATTCAACAGATATTAATCATTTTGAAAAATTTAATATTACAGATATTGTTGAAACAAGAAAAACATCAATATCGTTAAAAGATTTAATTATAAATAATTTTGATACTAAACCTTTTTGGATGCACTTAGATGTTGAGGGGTTAGACGCTAAATTAATTTTATCGTTAAAAAATAATACCCATCTGTTATCTGATTTTATTATTTTTGAAAACTCAAATATTACTGATGAAGATAATGATGAGGTAAATAATTTTTTATTATCTTTAGGGTATGAACTATTTAATTACGATATTTCAACATTAGCAATTAAAAATTAAATATGGCAAACGGAGTTTATAAAATAACAGATGACTTTGAAAAAGAACTTGGTAGATATACTGGAGCACCTTATGTTGTTACATTAGATAACATGAGTAACGCATTATTTTTAGCATTGTATTATGAAAAAAATATAACCAAATCAATTCAAAGTGAAAAAATATCAATACCAAATAGAACATATCCTTCAGTTCCTTGTGAAATAATACACGCAGGATTAAAAGTTGATTTTATACCTGTTGATGGAAAAACAATTAAAGGTTCTTATCAATTAATTGGTTCAAATGTTTGGGATTCAGCATTGTCATTTACTGCTGACATGTATAAACCAAATAGTCACATGTGTATTTCATTTACAGGACCATATAAACACTTTAAACTAAGTAAAGGTGGTGCAATACTAACAGATAGTTTAGATGCGTATCACTGGTTTAAACGAGCAAGATATAGTGGTAGACGTGAATGTTCATATCATGATGATAACTTGGATATGTTAGGTTGGAACTTTTATATGATGCCTGAGTTAGCAACACGTGGTTTACTACTAATGAATCAATTCTATAATATTGATGGTACTAAAAAACAAAATAATGATTTAGAATTACCATATCCTGATTTATCAAAATTTGAAATTTATAAACAATGATTAAAGTTTTAGTTGGTAATGGTGGTCACGCTCGTGAAGTTATGTCACAAATGGGTGTTAAATTAAAAAGATTTGTTGATGACGAATATGTTAACTCAGATACATTACCATTATCTTCATTACAACCTGATAAACATGTTGTAATGGTTGCAGTTGCAAACTCTAAAGATAGATACGATATAATACAAAGATTACCAAAAAACACAAAATATTTTACATTCATACATCCCACAGCTATTATCATGGATGATGTAGAAATTGGTGATGGTAGTTTTATTGGTGCTTATTCAATATTAACAACTAATATTAAATTAGGTTCACACACATTATTAAATCGTAGTAACCATATTGGTCATGATTGTATCATTGGTGATTATTTTAGTGCAATGCCAGGTTCTATTGTTTCAGGAAATGTCACAATAGGTGATAAAGTTTATTTAGGAACTAATTCATCAATTAAAGAAAAATTATCAGTTGTTGATAATGTAACAATAGGTTTAAACACTGGTATTGTTAAAAACATTAATAAAGAAGGAATTTACGTTGGAGCAAATACAAGAATGTTATGAAAGTAAGTGTTATAGTACCCGCTTATAAATTTGCGAATTATTTAGAACAAGCGTTATTGTCCGCTTTATGGCAAAAAACAAGTTTTGAGTTTGAGGTATTAGTTAGAGATGATTTTTCTCAAGATGGTTCAGAGCAAATTATTGAGCGATTAACTAATTTTTATCCCAATTTAAAACATTTTCGTGCAACTGAAAATTTAGGTTTTCATAAAAACATACCATTTTTATTATCGCAAGCACAAGGTGAATATATCGCCTATTTAGATGGAGATGATTATTTTTTTAATGAGTATAAATTACAAAAACAAGTTGATTTTTTAGATGCAAACCCTGACTATTCAATGCATTGTACAGGTTATTGGTTATACACTAATGGTATTTATACCCCCAACAAAACTAATACATGGTTATGTAGTCCAATTAAAGACATAACAACAGAAGACTTATTTGTAGAGAATTACGTATCTTTTGGAAGAATGTTTAGAAATTACAAAGATTTAATTAAACCATACATGATGTCATTACCTTATTTAGATTATCCTGTCAATTATGAGTTATCATTAAGAGGTAAGATACGTGGTGATGAATGGGTTGGTGGTATATACAGAGAACATGGTCAAGGTGTTTTAACATCACTTTCACCTGAAGAAAAAAAACAAACACATAAATACGTAAGAGATTACCTATATAACAGACACAATCAAATGAAAAATAAAACAATTACAATCATAGATTCTTTTGTTCATAACAAAGAAGTTGAAGTTAAATTATCACAATTTTTGGATATTTTAAAAGGAAATAATCAAGATACTTTATTAGTATCTAACACAATTATTAAACCTGAAATTTTATCCAAAACAAACTATTACTTATACGACTCAAATAATAAATTGTTTGAAAATGATTATACAAATGTTAGTAATGTGACTTTATATCATTTGAGAGATGATATTGATATTTTTGATGTTATGCCAGGTTTACAAAGACATGGTCTACCTGTATTAGTTAATCTATTCAATTCTTTAATATTTGCAAAGTCATTAGGTTATACCCACTTTCAAAGATTAGAAGTTGATGATAAACTTTCAGAGTCATCTTGGGATTACATAAATACCGTACCATCATTGTGTCACGACAATGGTAAAAAAGGATTGTTTTATTTTAATGAAAATGACTCAAGAAAAGATGTTTCGTTTCACTATTTTTACTGTGAGATTGAGTATTTTTTACAAATCATTAAACGAATTACATGTGAACAAGATTATGTAAATTATTTAATGGATAGGTTTGGTAATTTAGATTTTAAAATTGCCGAAGAATATTTGTATCAGAATATTATTGATAATGATATTGACTCACACATTTTAAGAAAAACTGGTGACCAACAAACAATTGATTTTGAAGGTACCTTATGGAATACTGAGACTTCAATTAGTAACATATCCCCCAAGTATGAAGGTTGTTCAACAAGAATATATAAAGTATATAGAAATATTGATAGTGTAAAAACATTAACAAACTATTTGGCTGTTGTATCTTACAACTATACAGATACACCAAAAAATAGAGTTGTTATATCATATTTTAATGACGGAACTGAACAAACATTTAATCAATCTGTTAGTGGAAAACATAGTTGGTCATACTATATTCCAAAAGATGGTTTAGAAAAAATTGATGTGTATGAAGATGGTAGATTTCTATATTCTGAAACAAATAACAATGTATATGCTAACATGTATATTAAATGATATCATTAACCATTACAACGTGTAAAAGATTTTCATTGTTTGAAAGAACAATAAATTCTTTCTATAATAATTGTGTTGACCGTGATTTGATATCACACATCTTTCATTATGATGATTCATCTTCAGATTTTGAAAGGAAAGAAATGTTTCTTTTATTAAAGAAATTATTTCCAAAGGTGATGTTAACATCAATAACATTTCAACCTTCAGATTTTAATACCAGAAAAAGACATTTGGAGATTATGAAAGTTTGGAAAACAAACAATGAAAAATTTAATTTTGATTATGTGTTTCATTTAGAGGATGATTGGTTATTTCAACAAAATTTTAGATTATTAGATGGTATTAATTTATTAAGTAATAATGACGATATTGCATTAGTTGGCTATTCATGGGAAAAAAAGATATTCCCACCAGAATTATTTACACCAAGAATAATTGGTGATTTTTGGGAATGGTATTATTCTGAAAAACACGAATTAAATGAACCATTATTTTTAGATGAGGTTGAAATGAAATACTTACCTGAAGGTGATTGGGTTAAAGTAATCAATTGGCCATACTTTGGATTTAGACCAGCAATACATGATATTAAAAAATTAAAAACTATTGATAATTTTAATGGAAATATGGATTCATTTGAATTAGAATTCGCATTAAGGTTTGCAAAAAAATACAAATCATTTTTACATTTGGAAAGAATTTGTTATCATATAGGTATTCATAATTCATCATACAACTTAAACAATTCAGAAAGATAAAATGGAAAACTTTTTATGGGTTACAATTGGTGACCAACAATTTAGAACCGCTCAAACAAAACACATACCTAAAGCCTTTTCAATAATATTAAAAGACTTTGAACAAATTATTGAGATTGGTACTTTTACAGGTGCTTTTACATATTGGTTATCAGAAAATAAATCTGATTCATGTAAAATAATATCATACGATAATAATCCTGATTATTTACAAGTTAATAATATTAAAGATACCACCTTAAGAGTTGCCGATTGTTTTGATGTTGACGTGATTGGTGAAATAAAATCATTAATTAGTCAACCAAAAAAAACATTATTATTATGTGATGGTGGTGATAAAGAAACTGAATTTAAATTATTCTCAAGGTATCTTAAAACGGGTGATGTTGTTATGTTACATGACTATGAAGAAACACCCGAAGAGTACGAAAAAATAAAAACCGAATTAGATTGGCCAACAATTTCCGAATCTCATTATAAAAATTTAGAAAGATATCTTCCCGAATTAAAATTAAGACCATATCTTTATAATGAATTTAAACAAGTCCTTTGGGGGAGTTTTATTAAATGTTAAAACAAGAAAAAATATTAATCAATATTAATAATATTGATGTTGAAACTGCTATAAATAATGCAATTTTAAAAATTAATTTTACAACATTAGGGTTAAATGACCAACAACAAACAATATCTGTAAAGATATCAGACCCGTATTTTGATATACCATACTCACCCGAAATTATTAATGTAAATTGTATTGATGGTCCAAATTATTTTGTTAATTTTACGATTGGTAGTCATTTTGGGAAACATAATAGATTGGGTTTTAAAGGTGGGGTACATTTAAGATGTTATATAGAAGATTATTTAGTTTTTGAAAAAAAGTTTTTCTTTTATAAGAACTATCTACCATTAAGAAACATATCACAACAATATCCAATGAATTATAAACGATTATGGATTATTGGTGATTCAAATGTGTGGGGAACTTTTGGTAATGATGAGTACACCCCTGAACCAATACATGATTATTTACCCATAAGGTATAGTCACCCCTCACTAAGTTTACATAGATTTTTAAATAAAGATAATAAATCATTTATTGATTTATTACCCATAGAAGATGGCGATATTATAGCCTTTTATTTAGGTGAAATAGATACTAGATATGGTCTACCTAAATCATCTCAAGAAAAAAATACTTCAATTTCTCATTTAACAAATAAGTTATTATTTAAATATAAAGAATTTCTACAGACTTTTATTTCCAAACATCCAAATAATAAAGTGATTGTTATGTCCCCAAACCCACCAATTAAAAATGGTTTAATTGATGAAGAAAAAGAACGTCAATTAATTAAAGGAACAAATAATGAAAGAAAATATTGTGTTGATTCATTTGATGAGTTTTTTTCTAATGAAAATTTTCTATATTTTAATTGGAAAAAAGATTATACTGATAATTTTGGGTTTGTTGACCCAAATTTTTTATTTGATAATGATTTTCACATAAAAGAATATAACCAAATATTAAAATCATTTAGCGAATTTATTAAAACAATATGAAAATAACACAAGTAACACCAGGTCTTATATCAATACCTCCAAATGGTTGGGGAGCAATTGAAAAAGTAATATGGAACTATAAACTTCAATTTGAAGAAATGGGTCACGTATGTGATATTAAATACTTAAATGATGTTGATGTAAATAATACAGATATCATTCATTTACACGTTGCCAATTTAGGTATTGAAGCTCAAAAAAGAGGTATACCATACATCTTTTCATTACATGACCATCATGTTGTTAGACATGGTAAAGATTCTCATACATATAAACAAAATTTAGAAGCCATTAAAGGTTCAATAGTATCCTTTACACATGCAGAATTTTTAGTTGATTACTTTGAGGAAACTGATAAGTTATTTTATTTAACACATGGTGTTGATACCAAGTTTTTTGATTTACCTTATAAGGAAGATTTTAAACACAAATTATTATGTATAGCAAATAATGGTTATGCTGATGACCAAACCATAGATAGAAAAGGATTTAGATACGCTATTGAAGCCGCTAAAGAATTAAACATGGATATTACAATTGTTGGTCCTCCTAACAATATGAATTTTTTCAACGCAAATCCTGATTTATTGGAGTACGGTAAATTAAACATAATTTCTCACAATCCAAGTGAAGAAGAATTATTAAAAATAATTGAAGAGCATTCAATATTCCTTCACCCATCAGAATTGGAAGCTGGTCACCCAAATTTAACATTATTGGAATCAATTTCATGTAGAGTACCTGTTGTTGGGACATATGATGGTAACCACAAAATTGAAGGTTTGTATAAAGTAGAAAGGTCAACTGAATCAGTTAAAAAAGGTATATTGGAAGTTATTGAGAACTATGCTCATTATATGATTAATACCGAAATTGATAGAAAATATTATGATTGGTCAACAGTTTGTACAAGATTGTTAAACATGTATGGTGATGTTCTTAAAATACAAAAAGAATATACTTCTGATATTACCAAAAATTTATTTATTAAAGCGTTTAACGAAACAAAAGATTTAAAACCAATGTTAAATGAAAAATTGGCAATAAATGTACATTTTGTTGATGGTCCAACTGTTGATGTTCAAAGTAATCTTGACGATGAATATACCGTAGATTTTTTTGAAGATGATAACACACTAACATATACTTCAAAAATAAGAAGTAATATGTGGACAAAATCAAATAAGAAATTTCATAAAGATTGGAGAATCAGAGTTTCTAATTCATCAGGAACAATACTTAACCGTAAGTTTCCTTTTGAAGGTATGAGAGTTTATATTGCAATTGATTCAAGTTCGTTAGGTGATTCAATTGCTTGGGTACCATATGTTGATGAGTTTAGAAAAAAACATAAATGTCATGTGATTTGTTCAACTTTCAAGAATTTTTTATTTGAAAAATCATACCCTGAAATTGAGTTTGTTACGCCAGGTATTGAAGTTAAAAACATATACGCAATGTATAAGTTGGGTTGGTTTTATAATCGTGATTTAGAACCTACATTACCTAATACAATACCATTACAACAAACCGCTAGTAATATTCTTGGGTTAGAATTTAAAGAAATTAAAACAAATATTGATTTTATACCAAAAGAAAAACCTTACCCTGAAAAGTATATTTGTATTGCAACCAACTCAACCGCTGGTTGTAAATATTGGAACAATCCAACAGGATGGGTTGATTTAATTAGACATTTTAAATCATTAGGATATAAAGTAATTAATATCTCACAAAATGGTGATAAATACGAAGGTGCCGATTCATTAGAAGATGACTCAATTGATAATACAATGAATGTAATTTATCACAGTCAATTTGTTGTCGGTCTTTCAAGTGGATTATCTTGGTTAAGTTGGGCTTTAGGTAAACACGTTGTGATGATTTCTAATTTTACAGAACCTGACCATGAATTTACTTCAAATTGTACAAGGATTATAAATATGTCAGTATGTAATGGTTGTTGGAATAATCCCATGTTCTTATTTAATAAAGGAGATTGGAATTGGTGTCCTGAACATAAAGATACTGAAAGACAATTTGAATGTCATAAATCTATAACCGCAGATATGGTTATATCACAAATACAAAATTTATTATGAATATAGAAGTATCACATGGAGAAATTGTTGACAAATTAACAATTCTTCAAATTAAAAAGGAAAATATTACCGACCCAAATAAATTAGATAACATCATAAAAGAGTATGAGTATCTTTTATCTGTGGTTGAAAATGATTTGGGTATTTCAACTTTATCACCTGAGTATTTAGAATTATTGTCAGTTAATAAAGACCTTTGGGTTATTGAAGATGATATTAGGGACAAAGAAAGACAAAAAGAATTTGATGAAGAATTTGTTAGTCTTGCTCGTTCAGTTTACTATACTAATGATGTTCGTGCTAAAATTAAAAAAGAAATTAATTTGAAGTTTTCTTCAGGATTTATTGAAGAAAAATCTTACAGTGATTATCTGTAAGGTGTTCCACCTACCCAAAATACCAAACTTTTTCTAATACCTTTTGTTACGGGTGTAACCCTATGCATAATACAACTTGGGAATATTGTCATACTATATTGTTTTCTTTCCACTGTTTTAATCTCACCACCAGGCCATAGTTCCAAATCACCACCTTCATATTCGTCAGGATTTGTTAACAGTACCGACATAGACACTTTTCTTTGAGCACTAGGACCATGTCCTGTATCTATGTGCCAACCATATTCACCATCGTCTTCATATTCAGTGTATTGAATAGGTTCTCTCGCCATAATTAATTCAAAATTCCAAAGTTGACCATTAACTGATTGGATGATTTTCATTAATTTGGTAAATAACCACATAGTTTCATTTGTTGGGTATATCCATTTAACATTACTTTTTCTAACATCTTTGTTAACCTCACCAACAAAATTTTCATTTACAATTCTTCCTTCTTCATACTCTAAAGAATTAATTATATTAATTAATTCATCAATTTCAGGTTGTGAAAATTGGTCATCAACATTTGCGTGCTTACCTATATCAATTGTTGGTGGGTATGGAAATATCGGTATTTTACTTGACATAAATAAAGTATATTAAATAAAATCTATTAAGTAAACTTGCAAATTAAAATTATGAAACTCTAATGTAAACAGTCCCACCATTTGCAACATTAATAATTGCTCCGGTAGTTAATAGACCCGGAAATGTAGTTGGTGAACCAGGAAAAGCGGTGAAACCAGCACCAGTGTCATAATCAACATTTACCGCTGGTGTAAATGGTGGTGCACCAGCATTTAAATTAACCTGTAAATCTATTTGATACCAATGGGGTTGGTTACCAGCGGTCCCCCCTCGAATCATTGCATTAATTTGTGTTTGTGTATCAGCGTTTGGTCCACTATTTGAACCGCTAGCCAAAACAGTTGCATCATTAATTGTCACATCAATAGTTGATACCCAACTAGGTGTTCCTGATTGGAATTGAATGTCATAATAACTCTCAGAATCTATATCATAAAACATTGATATAGATGCGTTTTGTGTTACTGCACCTCCAGCAGGACTTGATGGTAAAGGATAAAATGCTGGATAAAATGTATAGTCATTAATAAAACCATCATCATATATGTATGTTGCAAAATCATACAATCCAATATCAATATTAGGCGTAAAGTTAACCTCAGCCCTAATATTATCATAACTAATAGGATTACCGGGTGATGCTGGTCCTGGTGGTGTTGCCATATTCTATTAACAATCAACTGTTGATGATGGTCCGTAAATACTTTGCAAATGAGTTCTTAATTCAGAATACCCCGCTGAAAAGATATCAGTAGTTTCAAATGAAGTAAAACTACTAACCTTTTTATATACATAATTACCAATTTGTTTATTTGTCACAATATTGTCTTTATTGTTTTTATCTACTTCTGAGTTATAAATTTCTAACCCAAATCTAACAGCATTGTTGGATTTATCAATTAAATAAGTACCTATTCTTACATAGGCTTCAGTGGTGATTCCACCACTGGTTCCTATTTGTGTTGTTACTTTTATAGCCATTTTATTTCTTTTCTAATTCTTTAATTTTATTGTTCAATTCTTGAATTGATTGGATTAGGAATGGTACCAATCTTTCGTATGACACTGTTTTATATAACTCCTCATCACCTGTTTGAAGTAATGTTGTATTTGTAACGATTTCAGGTATTATTTTTTCAACTTCTTGAGCAATTAATCCAAAGTCATTTCCTCTTCTCATAACATCTTTCCAAGTATATGACACAGGTCTTAATTTTTCAATAATACCTAAACTGTTTTCAAGAGTTTTAACATTATCTTTTAATCTTTCATCTGATGGTGTTGTTGAATATCCAATAATGTTCGCAGTTGCGTGGAAATCACCATATCCACCATTGTTTGTCATTCTGAACATTTCAGTTCCGTTCAATGAGTATCCAAGATATGAAGTTCCACTGTTGAATATACCTGTGTTTGTATTTGCCGTCCATGAGAATGATGGTGCTCCTGCCGAACCTGAAACTCCTGACCTGTAACCCGCGCAGTTGTGGACAAACGAATCCGAACCTTTAATGAATAGACAACAAGATGATTGTATTTGTGAACCATTCACTGCGTATACGATATACAAATCAGATACGTTATTACATGTGAATGAACCACCGCTAATACCTGAAGTACCACTTGGACCACTTAATCCTGAAGAACCTGTTGTACCTGAAGTACCGCTAGTTCCTGAAGTTCCTGAACTTCCTGAAGTTCTTGATGCCCCTGATGTACCCGCATTTCCTGATGAACCCGCTGAACCTGATGTTCCACTTGTACCTGAAGTTGCTGACGCTCCTGAAGCTCCCGCAGCTCCTGATGAACCTGCAGTTCCTGAAGTTCCTGATGAACCTGAAGTTGCCGATGAACCTGCAGTTCTTGATGCTCCTGATGAACCTGCAGTTCCTGATGTACCGCTTGAACCTGAAGTTGCTGATGCTCCTGACGCTCCTGATGAACCTGCAGTTCCTGAAGTTCCTGATGAACCTGAAGTTGCAGATGCTCCTGATGTTCCAGCGTTTCCTGATGCTCCTGACGTACCACTTGTACCTGAAGTACCTGATGTTGCTGATGCTCCTGACGCTCCTGATGAACCAGCAGTTCCTGATGTACCTGAGGTACCTGATGTTGCCGATTGTCCTGACGCTCCCGCAGCTCCTGATATACCTGAAGTACCACTTGAACCTGATGTTCCTGATGTACCGCTAGTTCCTGAAGTTGCAGATGCTCCTGATGTTCCAGCGTTTCCTGATGCTCCTGACGTACCTGAAGTTCCACTTGTTCCTGAAGTTTGAGATGCTCCTGACGCTCCTGCGGAACCTGATGTACCTGAAGTTCCACTTGTTCCTGATGTTGCCGATGCTCCTGACGCTCCTGCGGAACCTGATGTACCTGAAGTTCCACTTGTTCCTGATGTTGCCGATGCTCCTGACGCTCCTGATGAACCACTTGTACCTGATGTACCACTAGTTCCTGATGTTCTTGAAGCTCCTGATGTTCCATCAACACCTGATGTACCACTTGTACCAGATGAGCCGTTTGTTCCTGATGTTCCTGATGTTCTTGAAGCTCCTGATGTTCCCGCGACTCCTGATGTTCCTGAAGAACCATTTGTTCCTGATGTCGCTGAAGAACCCGCTGAACCTGAAGTACCACTTGTACCTGATGTTCCTGATGTTGCCGATGCTCCTGACGCTCCTGCGGAACCTGATGTACCTGAAGTTCCACTTGTTCCTGATGTTGCCGATGCTCCTGACGCTCCTGATGAACCTGAAGTTCCCGATGTTCCACTTGAACCTGATGTTGCTGACGCTCCTGATGTACCAGCATTTCCTGATGCTCCTGAAGAACCACTTGTTCCTGTTGAACCTGAAGTTGCCGATGAACCTGCTGAACCTGATGTTCCCGATGCTCCTGATACTCCTGATGTTCCACTTGTACCTGAAGTTGCTGATGAACCTGCTGAACCTGAAGAACCACTTGTACCTGATGTACCGCTAGTTCCTGATGTTCTTGAAGCTCCTGATGTTCCATCAACACCTGATGTACCACTTGTACCAGACGAACCGTTTGTTCCTGATGTTCCTGATGTTCTTGAAGCTCCTGATGTTCCCGCAACTCCCGATGTTCCTGAAGAACCGTTTGTTCCTGAAGTTGCTGAAGAACCTGCCGAACCTGACGAACCACTTATTCCTGAAGTACCAGATGTTCCTGAAGTTGCTGAAGAACCTGCTGAACCTGATGTTCCTGACGCTCCTGATGTTCCTGAAGAACCTGAAGTCGCTGATGAACCTGCTGAACCTGATGTTCCTGACGCACCTGATGTTCCTGAAGAACCTGAAGTCGCTGATGAACCTGCTGAACCTGAAGAACCACTTGTTCCGCTAGTTCCTGATGTACCTGAAGTTGCTGAAGAACCCGCCGAACCTGCTGAACCTGATGTTCCTGAAGTTCCACTTGAACCTGATGTACCTGATGTACCGCTAGTTCCTGATGTTCTTGAAGCTCCTGATGTTCCATCAGTACCAGAAGTACCACTAGTTCCTGATGAACCATTTGTTCCTGATGTTCCTGATGTTCTTGAAGCTCCTGATGTTCCCGCAACTCCTGATGTTCCTGAAGAACCATTTGTTCCTGAAGTTGCCGATGAACCTGCCGAACCTGATGAACCACTTATTCCTGAAGTACCAGATGTTCCTGAAGTTGCAGATGAACCTGCTGAACCTGAAGAACCACTTGTTCCGCTAGTTCCTGATGTACCTGAAGTTGCTGAAGAACCTGCTGAACCTGAAGTTCCGCTAGTTCCGCTTGAACCTGATGTACCCGATGTACCGCTAGTTCCTGATGTTCTTGAAGCTCCTGATGTTCCATCAGTACCA